GCGCGATGTACGCAGTGGTCGAACCCACGAGGACCGGAATGTAGCCCAACTGAGCCGAGACAGCGCCCGAAGCAGCGTTGGCATTGCTCACCGCCACGTTGTTGATCGTGGCAGAAGTGGCGACCAAAACAGAAGCGGAAACAAAGCTGGCGGAAACGGTGCCAGAAACCATGTTGCCTTCAAAGCCATTGTCCGAACGGACTGGGCCGGAAAAAGTTGTACGAGCCATGCTAATACCTCACATGCGAGTCACCCACCAGTCTGCATGTCGTCAGCACCAAGAAAGCTGTCTGATGGGTTTGTTGTCTTGGTATCGTCTATATACGCTGGGGCTGATGGAGTGTCAACTGCTTTGAATATCCAACCTTTATATGGCCCACGAGCTAACGGTTTTTCCGACTTCAGTGCGCGATTAATGGTGGGAGGTTTAATGTTTAGCTCTTCCCGAAGCGCCTTGATGCTTGGATAAACTTTGGCAGTTTGATCAGGTTTTATAGCCACAACTTTTCGGCTCACCTTCTCGATGAACGAAGCATCACGGGGCTTGCCATAGTTCGGATTACGCTCCCCCGATACAGACGCAGCAATCTTCGCTCGGACTTCAGCGGTTCGGGGTTTGCCTATTAAACGGAGGCGGATTTTTTCACGGGACTTCTTGGTATGACGACGCCCTCGGCTGTGCTTACCAATTTTTAGTTTGGCTTCGGGGGTATGACTAAACGTCTTTCCCCACATGTAATTCTTTTCGCCCGACATACCTAACGTAGGAGCGGTAGCGTCAGTTGCTACGTTGTAGCAGTACTCCTTACCAACATGTGCCTTGAGCCATACGTTCTCTGCTGCAAGAAGATCTGCGCCTTCTGGATACTCCTCAACAATTACAAAGGTAAAGGACTTCTCCCCGTACTTATTCCAAGCGGCTTGAAGATGCTTATTAACGTGATCCCCTCGCCGCAGCTTCCACCAATGAATCCGCTTACGCCGACGGAAATCAACCGCGCTCCCTACGTAGAACTTGTTATTTATGACGTTAATGATCTTGTAGATACCTGACTTTTTCATGATGGAAGCCCATTTTGATTCAGACACAGGTAACTGTACACGATCCAAACTAATAACACAAGACCCAAAAAAGAAGGGGCCGAAGCCCCTTCTCCAAACACAAAAGTGCTTGATTTATCAGGCCGAACCGGGCGAACCGAACATACCCAATGGGTCCGACCAGCCGAAGCTATACCGCTCGCGGCTCTTGTAGCGGACATTCCCAGTATCGAAATCCCCGTCCATTCCGTTCTGCAACGGGATACGGACAAAGTGCTTCAGACCGTTCGGAACATCCGTCGTCAAGAACCAAGCGTTCGTGTCGGTCAAGAAGTGGTTGACCGCATAGCCTTCCGGAATCGAACCCATCGCCTTGAGGGCGTTGATGTCGTTATCCGCAGTCGCCACACGAAGCTCGGTATCGAGCAAACGCTTCGCAACGAACATCAGAGCAGGCGGGACGATGAGTTTGCGGGGCTTCGCTGCAATGAGCAAGCTACGCTCGTCAGTCCAACCGGCGATCTGAATGACCGCAGCTTCCAACGAGGTCTCGTTAAGGTCAGCGCCCGTCGCAGGACGGTTGCTGTTGGTACCACCCGAAACCAAGGGGTGAGCCGAGTTGAAAAGCGACACTCCGTCACCGCCCGGATAGGCAGCGCTGAAGCCGTTGTTCAACACAGCAGCAGCCTTGACCTGCTTCGTGTACGCCATAGCGCGAGCAAGAGCCTTCGTATAGCGCTTGCTGAGCGAGTCGTACAGGTTGTCTTCAACCGCTTCTTCCGTAATGGAGAAGCCGAGAGCGATGGTCTCGTGGTTGTAACGGGCAGTCCAAGCTTCCTGAGCATTGTCGTACTCAATCGCTTGGCCTTCCGCCTTAACCGGAGCCGCGCTGAAGCCCGAGAGCTTCGTCTCTTCTTCAAAGGAACGCTCGGAGGTCTCAGTCTCGTAGATCTCCTTGTGCTCCTCACCATACTGCTTGTACTCCAGACCGAACAAAGCGTTCAGGCCGGGGAGCAGCTCTTTCAGTAGTTGTGCACGTGAAATAGCCATTTTCTATAACTCCTTAAGCCGTGGCGCTGCTGTAGTAGCCGTGGATCAGCAGGTTCGCCTTAACCATGATCTCCGGATAAACCGTGAAAACAATGGTTGAAGCGGACGGGATAGCCGTGACACCACCGGGCACAGCAACTGCTGCGTTGATGGTTACAGAGGTATCGCCAGCCGCCGCTGCAGCGGTCACGAACGAAGAAGTCTCAATGACCTGACCATTGCTGGCGAGGTAAGCGACGTTCGTTCCAACCGGAATCGCAGCCGGAAGACCTGAACCCGTCAACGTAATCGTGGTGGACGAAGACGAACCCGAAGCAGTGATGCTATAGGCCGTATCGGTCACAACGTCTACGCAACGCACCGGCAGGATGGTGCCGACTGGGGTCGCGGTCGGAGCAAGCACGGCGTTTGCCGAGTTACCCGTGTTCACGCTACCCGTGTTGTTGATCATCGACAGGTTAGTGCCGACCATCGCCAACGCGCCCGACGCCATCGTGGTGCCCGACGAGCAGACCGCCGCCTTGAAGACGGTATCCGGATCATCGACCACGTAGGCCACCGCATCACCAGCCAACGTCGAAGCAGGCCAGTACTGAGCGAACTGACGCTGTTTGGTGGTTGGGTTGGTGTAGGCACAGCCAAGGAAAACGCCCGTCACTTGGTTCACGCTCGTGCCCGTGGACACAGCCGCGCGAGTGACAAAGCCACGAGACAACACGACGAAATCGCCGTAGAAGATGTTCGTAGCATAGGCGTACTGAATGGGCAGTTCACGGATCGCGCCCGCGAATACCTGCCCGCCGATCAGATTGACCGGCTTTAGCCCGTAAGGGGCTGAGACAGTAGGATAAGCCATTTGTTACTCCAAAATAGGTTTATTTGCCTCGTCCGAACGACGTTGTGGAGCGTTTCTCGTTAAAGAGCGGCATCCGCGCATCATTCGTACGCATGAAGTTGTTATCCACGGCATCCATCTGAGAGGCGGCTTGATTCTTGTAAAAGTCATCACGCTGCTTCATTAACTCTTCAGGAGCCTTGCATAACAACAGCCCGCCAATCTCGATGTTTCCTTTAAATTTGGAATTCGGATCGGCCTGTAACATTAACTCCGGGTGGTCTTCGGCCTTACACGGCTCCCAACCTTCTCGAAGCTTTGCGGATGTATTGGTAGGGTCTGCTTGACCCATCATACTGGTCCGGATCCAGCGAAATACCCAACCGGGCTGCTCCTTCGGTGAGGGCAATACCTGCGGGGGCGTCCACTGCATTTTACGTTGCGTTGACTCTCGACTCTCGATTTCACGAGCCAATCTGTTTTCAGCCATTAGTTATTCTCCAGTTTGAGTAATTCACGTGCGTACTGTTCATTGCTAAGCCCTAGTTTCTTGGCTATCGCAACTTGAGTCGGTGTCAGGCGGACCTGACGCGGCGCGGTGTTCCGCGTTACCGGAGCCACTACAGTAGCTGGTTTGTTGGTGCGAGCAGGCTTGTCCTGCTTCGTTTGAGGTTCTTCTTCCTCATCGCCGTCAAAGGCTTCAGGGAATCGTTTCCTCATCGTGTCATCGATTCGGCGGTAATACTCGTCTGTATTCGGGTCTACGCCGCTCCGGACCAACTTTTCATGCAGGCCAAGTGCGAGGGCGGTCATCTCCTCGTCTGCCCCAAACCAAGTGTTTTTCTCTCGCCACGCTTCGGCTTTTGGATCAGCTTTTGGCGTAGGAGCGGCAGGTTGGGCTTGTGCCTGTTGTGGGTTTTGTACACTCTCTTCTGTTTTTTGTAAAGAGGGGCGTACTCGATTAATAGACTGTAGCTTTAGTTTAGCGTCAGTCAGTAGTTCTTGAGCGTTAGTAATTAACTCAGAATCCCCTGCTTCATACGCCTGCTTTAGCTTCTCTTTCGCCATAGCAAGGTCGTTGGTTGCAGAACGTTCCGCTTCTTTAATAAGCGCCTGCTCGTTAGTCCCTAACCGCTTCTTAAGCTGTTGGATTTCTTGTTCACGTAACTGAGCAAATTTAAGCGCTTCTTCTCGCTCGCGTTGGGCACGTTCCTTTTCACGACGCTCGTCGTGCCAGACCTTCTTCATCTGGGAAAGGCGCTTCTTAACCTTATCGGAGTAATCCTCAAGATCGTCTTTTTCAAGCTCGTTTACGATCTCTTTAGGAAGCGGCTTCCGCCCTCTGTCTGGTTCAGGGGTGTCGTCTTCAATTTCAATCTCAATATCGTCCTCAGTGGACGCTGCGGATTTAGTTTCTTCCTGTTCGTCAGGGAACTTAAAGTCTTCAGCCATGATCTACTCCTTATGCGCGACGGATTCCACGGGGGTCATCAACCACCGCTTCCACCGTGTCGTCGTTGATAATGCGGAACTCCCTACCGTGAATGACTACGCGGGTGCCTGAATACGGGCGGGTGAGGACAAAATCCCCTTCTTTACACCACGGGCCAGTGGGGAACCGGTCCTTGTCGGCGTAACACAGATCGCCCATTTTGATCACGAACAGAACCACGGTTGTTTGCTCTTCAACCTTCTTGGTTTCATCCGCCTTGATTAACCCACCTTCGTACTCTTCCTCCACCTGTGGCACTGCACAGAGGATTCGATAGCCTTTCGGGTCGGGCAGGAGTTTAGCTTTTTCCGCCTGCTCCTTCGTTGCATCTACGTCAATATTACTCATCGTCGCGCTCCAAGCGTTTTGCAAGGTCTTTGATGTGATTCTTTGCGAGTTCAAGACCCTGTAACGCCCCGCAAAGACGTTTATATTCCCCCTCGTTCAACTTTCCTTGAATAAGAGTGTCTACAATTAAAGTGCGCTCATCTTGGAGTTTTGAATCCAAGTACTCTAGAGCGTTGCCATATGCCATACATTACTCCCGTGGTTGCGCCTCCGTTGGCGAATTCTTTTCCATATCTTCGCGGGCTTTAGCAATTTCAAACCCGAGTTTGGTTCCTTCAAGCTGCTGCCTACCGGCTTCTTGAGCTTTATGCTTCTCAATGTCAGCGCCAAGACGGGCGGCTTCAAGCTGCTGACGCCCAGAAATCTCGGCTTCGCGTAGACGCAGTTCGTCTTCTTTGGCTGCGGCGTCGATGATGTTTTTCTGCTCTTTGAGGCGCAGTTCTTCCATCTTGGCCTGTGCTTCCATCTGAGCTTGCATTTGCTTCGTTTGCGCTTGCATTTGCTTGATCTGCAAATCCATCTGCTGCATCTGTACAAGCGGATCTTGCATCTGTTGCGCCATCTGTTGCGCTTGAGCTTCGGCTTGATCCTTTTGGAACAGACGTTGTGCAGCCACCGCCGAGACTTGAGCAATTTGAACTTCGAGTTCGGGAGGCAGGTGATAATCTTCCGTATCGTCTTGCGGCACGGGCGGCAAGGCCGCACCCAATTGTTTTTCGATATCGCGCCGGTACTGGAACGCTAAGTGCTCCATGATATGCGCCTGCAACGAGGCGGTAATTTGCTGGGCCATCGGGTTCTGCCCAATCATCTGAGCAAACTTGGGGTCCTGTCCAAAAGCCATATGGACTTGGATATGCGCTTCGTGATCTTGGTAAACAAATGCCTTCAATGGTTTGCCCATCATGGCGTGCATGTTTTCGGTCACAGGGTCGACCGGTTTTTGATCATCCGGAAGCGGAACAATCTTGTCAGCGTTTCGCACTCCTAACGTCTCAATCATCTGACGATGGAGGTAAGGTAAGTTATAAAGCTGTGGTGCGGTCTGACTTAATTGAAGAACGGCTTGGTACTGCACAATCTTCTGCGACATGGTTGCCGCATTGGGGTCACTGACCGGGATAACATCTACGTCGTCGTAGTCTGATTTTTTAGCTTTGCGAGTCCCGACTTCAGGCTCGTACGAATATTCGTCTGGAGTGTAGTCTCTAATAATCCCCGCAAGGAGTTTGAACTCCTGCTTCATGGCGTAGTAGATGCGGGCCTGTACTGCCGACATGACCTTGAGTACACGCTCCAAAATGGCGAGCGTCGTACCGACCGGAGCCTGCGAAGACATATCGGATACTTTGAGATCCGACACTGCAGCAAACCGCCGCCCGTCTTCGACGATTTTGTCCATCAGTATGGACAGCGTTTGACTCGGCTCCTTGTACGGAAGCGGTAGGATATTGTCGCGGATCGCGCCTGACGGTACGTCTACGTCTCTAAACTCACCCGGAGCAATCGGAGTATCGTCGCCTTTAACTCGGAGTCCTCGGCTCTTAAGGCCGCCCGGTAGATTGCTAAGCGTTCCTGCATCAACAAGCTGTCGAAGAAGGCTCGTGGCTGCCTTGCTATGGCCTCCAATGAGGTGGATGAGTCCGAAGTAATAAAATCCAAAACCGGGGATGTAGCCGTAATGGACGAAATGCTGTCGTTTTTGTTTGAGTTTGTCATCTTCACGCCAATTCCTACGTATCGCAAGAATCGTCCCGGTCCCTTTTTCAATCGTCACGACGTAAGGCAGTGCAATGCCGGTCTCGTTGTTGTCATCGTCAACGTCTGGGTAACCTTCCAAATCTAGGTTCACATGCATCTCAAGGAGCAAGAACCTGTCGTCTGTCGAAGCACTAAACCCTTGATCTTCCGCCTTCTGCTTTTCTACCTCGTCCATGACACGCATGGGTTCACCCAAGTCAATGTCACGATAAAAGCCTGCGTACTGCAGCTTCCTCAACTCATTCTTGGTCTTACGCATCCGGTGCGTAACACGCTCCGCCGTCTCTAAGTTCGCTGCGCCATAAGGCACCACGATATCTTCAGCCGGAATATAGACTGCCGTCTGACGCGCCAAACTCGGGTCGTAATACACTTTCTTAAAGGCGTTACCTGAAAGGGCCAAGGACAACAGCATCCGCTCATGTTCTGGGCGGTATTCTTTCATCACCTCGGTCAGTTGGTAGTTCATGTCATCAGCGACACGAATGGCAGCGTCCTTCTTCTCTGCCGTCTCCTTACCCACGATTTTACTTTTGACCGGCCCTGCCGCAGGGAAGGTCTCCATGATGGTCTCAGACTGGAACTTGACCGCCGACTCCATCAAGAGGGGATGGAACACCCCACACGCACCGGGCCACGGCTCCGTACGCTCTTCGTACTTAATACCTAAAATCTGCAAGCCTTTGACGTACGTATCCAGCCAATCTTTGCGTGACGCCAAGTCGCTGTCGTAATGCCCAAGTAGTTCTCCAGCAACCATCTGAAGCTCGCCTTCGTTCATAAACTCAGCGAGGTTGGCATCGAAGTCTTCGGCGCGGGGTTCGCCTTTTTCTATTTCAATCTCAAGTCCGCCCATACGGATGGAAACTTCTTCCGGATCTTCAATCTCAATTTCAATGGCAGGTTCTTCCGCAGCGAGGGCTTCAATCCCAAGCGGGGCTTCCATCAAGCTTTTGTCGATAGCCATCTAAATTCTCCTAGTAATACCCCGCCGCTCTGTGCGACTTAAAGTACCGTGTCTCTTCTGGCTCATCTGACGGAAGGCGGATAAACCCTCCCTGCCTAAACCGCATCAGGGCCAGCGTTGTTGAGTCAACCAAGTCATCGTGGGAGCCACTGGGAAAATCGTTGCATTCCTCTACAACCTCCCATGCCCATCTTCTATCCGGCGTCCAAACTATACCTGAAGAAAAAAGATCGGATACGGCATTTACACGCGATATCTTATCTTGCCCTTTACCCGGCGTGAACTCACTGAGGGGTATCCCCATCCGCCGCATCTCCTGATACAGAGCCGCCCCGTTTGATTTCTTCTCCACAATAAAGGAGTCCGGTTGCCACTCCTTGTACTCCTCCAACACGAGGGCTTTGAGTTCGGGAAACTCCAGACGCTGCTTAATACTGTTGAGGAGAATGATGTTGTAGTTGCTGACTTCCTCATTAAAGAACACGCCCCATGTCGTCAGCGCGTTGTAGTCCGAGCGGTTGGTTTTCTCCTGAGCCGCGTCAAGAGACATAATGATGTACTCGCAACTTGGCGGGGACTCCTTATCCCAGATCTGCCACCACTCCCGTTTGATTAATGCCCCTTCTTCTGCCGTGGGGTCCTGCATGTACTGGGCTTGCCAGTACCGAACGTCCATCGATGCCTTCTTAGCGAGAAGTTCTTCAATGGGCCAGAAGTCAGGCCACAGGGGTTTGTCATTTAAGATGGCAGGGAATTCCACCACTTCCCACTGATCCGCCCCATCCTCACGGGTCATATGATCGATAATTTTGCCGGTCAAGTCCGACTTCGACCATCGTGTCATCACGACGATAATGGCACCACCCGGCATCAATCGTTGGACCGGTCCCGACTGAAACCACTCCCATGCTGGCTCAAATACATCGGCCCGTCCTTGTTTGGCATCCTGTTCGGAATGAGGATCATCAATAATGAATAAATCGGCACCGCGACCAGCAAGAGCGCCCCCAACACCAATAGCAAAATACTCGCCATTAAAGTTAGTACCCCAGCGAGAAGCAGATTTCGAGTCAGCTTGAAGAGAGACGTTCGGGAAGATGTCATGGTATAGGTCCGAGTCCACCAAGTTACGCACCCGCCGACCGAAATTAACCGCCAAATCTGCGGTGTGAGACGCCATAATGACTTTTTTATGCGGGTATTTGCCCAAAAACCACGCCGGAGCGAGGTAACTGATCATCTCCGACTTGCCGTGACGGGGGGCAATGTTGACGATCACCCGTTTTTTCTTGCCTGCCGCAATTTCCTCGAAGATTCGGCCTAGTTTTTCGTGGTGAGGGCCGACTTTGTAGCCCGGATACACGTGTTTGATGAAATCTAGGAAGGAATCCTTCCCTAACTCCTGCGTTTTCTGGCTTTGATACTGCTTAAGTAGCTCCAAAACCTGCCTTTTCTGCTTATCCGGCATAGTCGGCAGGGCAGCTTTAATCGACGCAAGTTTTTCAGGGGTAATTTGCTGCATTTTAGTCCGGAATCAGGTCCTTTAAACCCTGACTCTCCCTCCCCCACAGACCAATCGGGCAACGTTGGTTTGCAAACCGGACTTTGGCCTTAATGATGCACCCGCAACGCTTACAAATGCCCATCTTGTTGTGTTCACACGGTTCACAATGCGCCAATCGATCCTCTGCCGTTGAGCTTCGGGCCATAAGCTTCCAATCAATTGGCATTTTTGCCCTCTAATACCGTGTACTCTACGCCCTCCAGCACTTGTAGTAACTCTTTTTCCACTTCTTCAATCGGTTTGATCTGATGCGTGACCTCACTGCGCTTCTTAAAGGCGTCTACCCCGTCGACTTCACCCAGTTTGGTCAGAGCCTGCAACCGAGTTTTACTCTCTGAGGCGTTCCGGTACTCATCCAACAGCCCGTTGATCACGAAGTTCTTCAGTTGGACCAAATCATCGACCACTTCAAAGTCGTATTGAGCCACCATCCCCGCCAAAACCGCCTTGGTGCTATCCCGCAAAGCGTTGTAGTTAGGTCTTGTCTTGGGATTCTGGACCAATTCCTTAGCCACTTTCTTCGCCGATTCGACATCGGAGGCGTCAAATTCGAGTGGAGTGTCCGTTAAATCCGATAACCCCTTGATAGTGTTAGCTATTCTGTCCAGTTCTTCGCGGGGGGACAGGGTCGGCAACGCCTCGGAGGCGTTTTTAGGAAGAGGGATGTCCTCTTCTATGTCGGGAACGAGATAATCGTGGTTCATCATCGTGCAAGGGTAACCCCAAGTTCTGCGCTATATAACATAAAAAATGGCATGGAACCAAATTTAAATGGGGGGTGGGTTCTATATAGAGGGGGGTGGGGGTCGGTTGGGGGGAATTTGGAATTTGGAATTTGGAAAATGGGGTGGTGATTTGTACGGATTTAAGTGCGTAGCACGAGCGGGGGGTCCCATGAAAAATCCGGGGGGTGCCACCCCAGTGGGGTCAAGGCGGAAAGGTTTTGCAATAAAGGTTACGAATCGTATAATGGGAACCGTCGAGGCAACACCGCCCGACGCTAACGGAGAAAAGCATATGACCAATGATCTACGAGTCTTCACTGTAACCGTTCAGCATATGCCGTTCGGTATCAAATACACACTGCCAATCATGGCACGGACATTAGATGAGGCAAAAGAAAAAGCCGTGGAGTGGACGCATTACCGCGCACCCGGCGCATTTGAGTACTACAAAATCGTGGGTTAACACAACGGGGCGGGACTGCAAACCGCCCCATTTCTTAGGAGAAAGCATATGAGTTACACAGCAGAAAGATCTGACTACTACACACGCGCCGCACACAACATGGAACAACATGGCGGTCACTTCGCTGCAGCATTAGCCAGAGCGTACTACGCTGCAGACTCTTGGAATCGTGCACGACTGGTTGAAGCATTCGAGCATATGTTCGATGACTACGCACCAGCGGACATGAGTAACTAACCATCACGGGGCGGGACTGCCAACCGCCCCATTTCTTTGGAGAAAGCAGATGAACATATTTGAAACGGCGGACACAATCGAGGCATTCGGATATTGGTATGCCTATGATTTTTTAACCCGCATTAACTTTATGCCACGTAGAAAAGCATTGTGGATGATATGGATTGCACGACAGTACATTCTGCATCGTAACAATCAAACATTGTTCACTCGCGCACTGGATAAATTGTCATAAGGAGAGAGCAGATGAAATACGAAATCACTGAATCACAGTTAATGCAGCTTGTTGATCTACAGCAGCAGCTAAGAAGTTTAGCAGGAGATCAATGGTATGACGGCGATTACGCAGTACATAGACTGGCGATTAACTTACGCGGATTGATTGAACATATTGAAATGCAAGATGTGGAGGACGCGCTAGAAATCACACCAGAAGATGAACTAGCACTGTAAACATAGGAGACGCGACATGATCCAGTTAGAACTAGCACTGCAGACACCGAGTCACACAGTGTTAACAGAGAAGGATAAAATCCTACGTTACCGCCTGATCGTTCTAAGAAAAGGCATTCAACTTGAAAAGCTTGGGATGAAGAAGCGTGGACCTAGCTGCGCTTCAATAGCACGGCAGGAACTTGGGATGCCGAAGAACACCAAGCGTGATGATCTGATCGATGCGCTCACCGCACTGATCGACGTATTCGAGAAATAATTCTCCGTGAGGCAGGGACTGCAAACCTGCCTCTTTTCTTTTGGTTTCTAATCTTTGAAACCAGTTATGCGTGTGCGCGAGGGGGTCGCGTGTGCGAACGGGGGGCGGGATAAAAATATTGCACCGAAAGTTACGAATCGTATAATGGAAATCGTCGGGGCAACGCCGTTCAGTTGCAAATCAGAGGAAAAGACTATGAGTTACATACTCCAAACCATCCACCTAGACCAAAACGTTGAGGTCGAACTCGACGTTCAGGAATTGTTGGAAAATATAAATACGCAGGACATTCTTCGTTTTGTCTGCGACGACGTAGATATTGATGACATTCTTACAGGCAGAGACACAGACGAAGTGCTGGACTGTCTTCCGCTGGAATCGGTCGTTAGCTACGTCATTAGCCGCCGACCCTACACCGCAGCTTTGCTTCGCGAAATTGCGGACAAGTTAGAAGGTAAATAACCCCAACGGGGCGGGACTGCAAACCGCCCCACTTTTTAGGAGAAAGCAAATGGAACATATGGAAGCAATGGTTGATTTGATTCGTGCCTTATCAAAGAAATGTGATGACTTTGAGTATCACAAAAGACAGCATGATAACTACTACAAGTGGTACAACGAACTGCAAGAAAAGAACGAAGCGCTTGTGACAGAAATGAACAAGCTCAAGCGCATACTCGATGAAGCAAATTTAGATTACTGATCCTCTGGGGGTCGGGGAGCGAAAGCTCCTCGGCCCTTTTTTATTGCCCTCGATTTTTGAAACCAGTTATGCGTGAGCGCGTGGGCCATGCGTGCGAGCGGGGGCGTGGGCGAAAATTAATATTGCAACGTAACTTACGAATCGTATAATGGGAACCGTGGCGATGTTGCCACGTGGAGGAAAAGCATCATGTGGAAAGTTAAAACAGCGAACGCGCTAGTCGGTGGACTATCCGCGCCTAGCAAAATGCCTTGTCCGTCATTCTCGATTAGTGCATTCCTATGTCAGACGGGCGGACGATTGTCGAAGCTTGCCGGTTCAGTGTGCGCGATGTGCTACGCACGCAAAGGGCGATACGTATTCCCGAATGTGCAGGATGCGTTAACTCGCCGCATGTCGGTGTTGGCTCGTGCGTTAGCGGATAGCACGTTTCGTGCAGAGTTTATTTCGGCGATGACTTACTTGATTAGCCGGAATCCTTATTTTCGCTGGCACGACTCGGGTGACCTGCAATCAACGGATCACTTCCGGCTCATTTGCGACATAGCCCGCGCAACACCCAACACCACGCATTGGTTACCAACTAAGGAACCGCGCTACGTTAAGGGTGTCGACGTTCCGGCTAACTTGATCGTGCGGGTATCTGCTACTCATATCGACAAGGCTGCGCCTAACTACCCGCACACCTCAACGGTGGTATCGGATAAGAGTCTGGCAACGTGTCGGGCATTCGAGCGGGCTGGCAAGTGTGGACCCTGTCGCGCATGTTGGGATGTCAAGGTCCAGAATGTGGCGTATTACCAACACTGACGGAATCCTCCGGGGGCGGGCGGGCTTCGGCCCCCCGCCTTTTTTCTTGTCTGCCGACGCCTGATACCAGTTATGCGTGAGCGCGGGCGCAGCGTGCGTGCCACCTCCGGCGAGGTCATTTAAACGTCACGTTGCATACTGCGCTGAACCGCGCTTTGTGCCGGTGGATTCTGCTTGACTTTGCGATCCCGATTTTTCTTCGTCCGGCCTTGGGTACCCAAGGCTACCAGAACGTTTTCGCGTTGTCAACTTTTTTTCTTGTGCCGGTTTTTGTGCGGCTTTGTGCCGGTTTGTGCCGGTTTTTCTTTGATCCCGGCACAAGCTAAGTTTATGATTTTATTGGGAAAAGTGACACTTTGTGCCGGTTGTGCCGGTTTTTTCGACATAGGGGGTCCGAAAACGGAAAAATGGAGAAGGGGAGGAGGGACGGCAAGCGCATCATCAATACCCGTTTTGGGGCCGTCCTATTTCAAAAACACCGGCACATTGACACATACTATACATATATTATATAAATTAAAATAATAATAATAATAATATCAGACACTTACAAATCGCACATACCACCATACGGTCATTTTTCTTGTGCTATTCTACAACCTCAATTTTCGGCACAACCGGCACAACCGGCACAGAGTTATCCACAGGCCCCCAACTTTTTTCACGAGAAGTGTTGACAGGGGTTTAAATGTTCTATAACGTATGTTCCACAACGCAGCACGGTGCTGCGACAACTGGAGAAGCAGACATGAAGCAAACCCGCACCACCCGCGAATATCGGGTCAACCGCTACGCCTCCATCGTGGGGTATGGCAACGCATGGCAAGTCATCAATGAGGTCACCGGCCTGACCGGCGAGATCACCTACCCGTCATACGAGACCGCCAAGGAAGCAGCAGGCGAAGTCGGGAACCACTACTACAGCGTCGAACGCCGTGCCGGTTGGCGATAACAGGAGAAGCAAACATGAGACAGACACGATTCACCAAAGACGGTTACGCCATCACCTCATACGGGAACGGCATGGCCTATGCCATCGAATGCCTGACCCACGGTGGCGAGATTTTCGTACAAGGGGACGACGCCGCCCAACTGGAGGCCGAGACCCAAGACTTCACTGACCTGTCGGTCCTTGCCGACTACTTCGGATAAGGAGAAGCAAACATGATCAAGCAAGACGTTCAGAACCTATCGGTGGCGGTCCGAGCACTTAAGCTAGGAGATAAGGAGCTAGCCGCAACCTATCTGTACACCGCCCGAACCAAAACGCGGAGCCGTCATATCAAGGACCTGACCTACGCCCTGTCGGACCTGCACAACCTCGCCCCGTACATCGAGGCCCTGCGGAAGGAGCGTAAGGAGTGGGAGAAGCGTCAAGCGGAGGTAGCACCATGACCCGTGAAGAATGGCTCAACGCCGGTTTAAACGCACTGCGCCCTTGGTTCCAAGAGAAGGCCCAAGTCGAGATACCGTCAGACACCCGAGTGTCCGTAGGATTCCCCGGCGGCGGCTCTGCCCGTAAGCGGATCGGAGAGTGTTGGCCCCGTGCTCGGTCCAAGGACAACGTCAACGAGATATTCATCAACCCCACCTTGTCGGACCCCGTGCAGATGCTTGATGTACTGGCCCATGAGGCGGTCCATGCTGTCGATGACTGTGTGTCGGGTCACAAGAAGGCATTCAGGACCATTGCCAAGGCCATTGGCCTCGAAGGGAAGATGACGAGCACCCATGCGGGGGCCGAACTCAAGGCGGAGTTGGAGCGGATACTCGCCGCCCTGCCACCCCTGACCCACGGTGCGTTGGACCTGACGGGGCGCAAGAAACAGCCCACCCGCCTTGTGAAGTTGGAGTGTGACTCCTGTGGGATGTTGATCCGCACCACCGCCAAGTGGATCGAGCAGACCGGCAACCCGTCATGCGCTTGCGGGGGGCAGTTCCACGGATAGATCGAAAAGAGTTGACAAGGATTTAAACACTCTGTATTCTACAACAAACGTTACTTAACTTAACTGGAGAAGCAATCATGGGACCTTTCAAGAAAACAAAGAAATTAGAGCCGCTAGCAGATCGCCTTGCCCGAATCACTATTCGGAACAGACTCCCCAACGCACCCATTTTGGGGGATTGGATTCGAGACAAGAAAGCACGTGTAGAGCAGTACCGCAACCAGAAACAGGAGAAGCAATCATGATCATTACCCAGAACGCCCAAGTCCCCACCGAGTACGTGCCCTACGTGCTGACCGTCTACACCCGATACGTGGGGGCCACCAACACCCGTGGACCTAAGATCATGGCGTACGAAAAGAGCGGGGCGAACCGCAAGAAGCTGATGGTCGATCTTGACCACGCAGACACGGACCGGCATCAGGCAGCGGCGGTTGAGTACCTGTGTAAGCGGATCATCAGGGACAACGAGACATGGCAGTTGATCGCGAACTCGGACAACCCGAGCGGGACAGGTGGGGCCTACTTGTTTCAACTCATCAACACAACAGCGAAGGAGGGGTGAGCATGGACATACTCGCCCTGAAGAACACCGACAAGAAGCGGCCCCGAAATTTGGGAGCGCAGTACGCCAAGGTCCTTGACCGCCACGCCGAGATCGAGCGGCAGCTAGCGCGGGTGATGAACCGATGGCAGAAGAGCCGAGCCGCCTTGAAGCGGATCGAGAAGAAACTAGACGAGGCCCAAGCTGCGGCTTGGACGAACTAAGGAGAAGCAACCATGAACGAGACAACCCAGAAGATTTACACCGTGGTGCTGACCGAACGGCAGCTCGCCACACTGAAGAGCCACGCGCTCACGCAGGAGATGAACCATACGCGCCCAGAGCATATCCAGTACTTCAATGATTTGTTTCTGGCACTCAGCGCGGCTAGAGAAGAGGAGATGCAGCCATGAGCAAGCATACGCAAGGCCCGTGGACGGTAGATGGAGCAGTCGCTACCGAAAATTTAGATGTACTCGGCGAAGGTGGTCGGGTCGCCATGCTCGACTGCGACGATATAGATGCAGAGACGCTAAAAGCAAACGCCCGCTTGATCGCAGCCGCACCCGAGATGCTCGACGCATTGAGGGTAGCCCAAAGCGAACTGCACTATTTCATCGCAACCCGTGGCAGCGAAGCCCATGAGATTGTACGTGCCGTGATTGCCAAGGCCACTGGAGAGGAGATTTAAATCATGGAGATTTACGAGATTACCTTGACCGCTCAGGTGACCGAGCGGGTGACCGTCAAGGCCCGAGATGAAGACGCCGCCTTTGAACTTGCAGAGCGGATCGTGCGCGGTGGGACCATCGACTGCAGTGACCTTGAGTGGGAGTGGACCGATTATGTGATTGGGTCTGAGCATGACCTAGCGGAGGTATGAGATGGAAGTTTATATAGCCACAGTCGAGGCAAAAGTTTTGCGTACCGTCATTGTGGAAGCAGAGACCGAGGAGCAAGCCCTCATATTAGCGCACGCCGAAGTAATGGCGGAGCTTGGCGCGTACTCTGCTGACGTACGAGAGATGGAACAAATCAGTGGAGAGGAGTGAGATGGACTACCAATACGAGATAGGCCAAGAGGTAATGTGGTCAGGCGGATGGGGTCGGCAAGCTCCGAAGCCTGCAAAGATTATCGACAAGGGGGAGAAGAACGGACAGCCCGTGTATGACCTCGACAATGGACACTGGGCCTATGAGTATCAGCTACAGGAGATTTAAATGAAGCCGGTCAAACTCCCTGCGCGGACAAAGTTGTTTGGATATGACTACAACAAAAACTTAGAGCTACGCATGACGGGCAAAGAATGGTATACCTATGCAAAGACTGATACCTTCTACACCGAGCATGGCAACGATGCCGCAACCTGTGGGAAGGGATTGGAAGTGTGGTTAGATGGTCTCAACATGACAAGAGGAAAAGCATGATGAATGAATCAAATATGCCGAACGAATGGTGGCGCGAGCAGGACCTCGACGAGAGATGGTCTCAGCAATCTGAGGAGGAGCTACGCCAGTACGAAGAAGAGAGCGATGCGCCGATTATTTTCCCAGAGTTCAAAGATGCTCTGGTCGGGTATGGCGTGCAGTTCAGTCACCGCATAGCCATCTATGACTATGCGCGATGCGTGGAGATACTGGAGCGAGACGGGATGACCTTTGAAGAGGCGGTCGAATGGATGGAGTACAACGTGCTAGGGACCTACGCAGGGCCGCGCACGCCTGTGTTCCTGTGTGTCGACAATGACGACGATGACGAGCCAGAGGAGGAGCCGCTACAGATGACATTTAAATTTACTTTTGATAACGCCGCATGACGCCAGAGGGGAGAGTCAAAGCGAAGGTCAAGAAGACCTTGACCGAGATGGGGGCCTATTACGCGATGCCTGTAGCGTCTGGCTATGGGCACGCAGGGACGCCTGACTTCTTGGTCTGTTATCGATGCCAGTTCTTAGCGATAGAGACTAAGGCAAAAGGGAACAAGCCCACCGCCTTGCAAGAGGCAGCTATGCAACGGATCAGAGACGCAGGTGGGCGCGTCTATGTGATCGATGAAACAAACGTAGAGAACCTACGCAAGGAGATTGAACATGACTACAGCAGCGAAAATTCGGAAACTTTTGAAGGAAGGCAAGACCGCTCCGCAGATCGCGAAGGCACTTAAGATCAAGGTCGGGCGCGTCTACACCGTAGCGTGGCAGGAGAAAAAGAAAGCCAAGGTGATGCCTGAGCAGCACCCAGATCCGAGCGTGCGTGAGGCCGAGAAGAAGTACGTCAAGAAGGTCAATAAATTGTTTAATGGTCTACCCAAGTCGGTGGCGAAACAGGTCCATGACATCAAGGCAGAGTCGTGGTGGTCGATCCGCCCGTGGTTTGGGGTCGATGAGGCTAAGACGGTTGAGGCGTTGAAGTATCACGAGCAGCTTATCGAGGCAGGTATTACTCCGTACACAGATAAGTACTGGGACAAGATGGAGATGCGGTTTAACTTCAAACCGAAAACTCGGATGATGAGTGCGATTGAAGAAACCAACAAAGATGTCGGCAAGCTATTCAACGAAGCGTACGAGAAGTACAAGGACGATGACACCGTGAACCATCCCCTGCACTACCGAGCCGGTGGCGTCGAGACCATCGATTTCATTGAGGCGAAGGATTTAAATTACCGCTTGGGTAATGTGGTGAAGTACGTGAGCCGCGCCGGTAAGAAGGATACCGATCCCATCGAGGACCTGAAGAAGGCTGCGTGGTATTTGCAACGTGAGATTGCTGCGAGGGAGCAAGCATGAACCCTGAAGTATTGAGGATGCCTGTAAGCGAATTAGAGCTTACGGTTAGAGCGCACAACTGCCTAAAAGCGGACCAGATTGAGACCGTCGCGGACTTGGTAACACGTACAGAACGCGAACTACTCCTCGCACCGGGTATGGGTAAGAAATCCTTGGAAGAAATCAAGGAAGTTTTGTCTAGGTATAGTCTTAGATTAAGTATGAAAGCGGGAGAGTTACATCCAATTACAGGAGAAACGCATGAGAATTTGAGAGGGGCAATGCGAATTGCTGCCTACCGAGTTTTACGGGCGTGCGAAGAAGATGACCCTGTAAAAGCATTGGACTATTCAAAATTGGTTGTGCAGATGAAGCACATTCTGGATATTTAGAAGTGGAGGTAGCATGAACGCAATACAAATTGGTCGTAAGCGATTGAGTGAGATTGTGTGGGGCATCATCGATGAAAAGACCGACATCGACTGGCGGGTGTTGGAGGGCATCACTGAGCAACAGCAAGCCCATCGCGCCAAGGCGGATTACAACACGGGGACAGTAACTCTAGATGATGCAGCAGATCTGTATCGAATCGTGACGTTATTCAATCCCAAGGTTATTGCCGAGGTGGGGACATTCATTGGCGTCTCGACACGGACGATGCGGTTGGCTGCACCCGATGCACAGATCTACACCTGTGATATGTCGAATGACATTGATCTGGATCTGACGGGCGTCACGCAATATCGCAAGAAACCATCACACGAGATGTTTGAGAGTCTGGCGACAGCGGAAGTCAAGGTAGATCTGATCTATCTGGATGGGCGGCTGAGTGAGAAGGACATCCCGCATTTGTTGAATGTTATTACTCACGACACCGTGTTTGTGCTTGATGACTTTGAAGGCACAGAGAAAGGCGTAGCGAATGCCGTGGTGCTTGATGGTCCAAGCTTTGCCCTGATCTATCCCCGAGAAGGACACAAGACCGCGATAGTTATACCCATAAGTATGATCCAGTTGGTGCGACAGGAGGCGGTATGAGATTCATCAGAGATTTAATCAGGCGATGGAAGACTTGCCGTGACTACGAGTGGCGGTCAGTCCCTCCTCCGAATACAAGATGTTCCCGTGGTGGTGTGGAGTACTGGTGATGGGCGACATAATCAAGCGTGACTTCAATAAGAAGTTTATGCATAACCAAGAATTAGCTGACAAAATTTTTGCTGTTCTTGATGAGTACGACGGCGAGATATCACTTGCCGAAACCATAGGCGTACTGCGGTTGATAGAGACTATTCTGATTAAGACACATGTGGAGTTAGACGATGGCGGCTACGATGAAAGTGCCTAAAACACCGGGGACTCCCCCTGCCATGACGTATGAGCAGTACAAAGAAATCGTGGAGCTACGCGAGTTGAAGAAGAAGTGTACTAAGAGCTACGTGCAGCTTGCCAAAGAGCTTGGGATTGGCGTGACCACCGTCACTTCTGCCGCCCGTAAGGGCATCAAGCGGTATGACTATATGCTGTGGAAAGAGGAGCAGGAACGTGGATAGAGACACCATTATAAAATTAGCCGAAGAAGCCCGAATCCCTTTGAACCTGACCGATGAGCGTATCACGCTCGACAAGTTGGAGCACTTTGCCATGCTTGCGATTTGGCACTACAAGAATGAGCAGAAAGGGTGGATGATTAAATACGTAGACGTATCGCAGGGTGCGAAGGATGTTGAGACCGTGCATCCGTTAAAAGGAAACGCCACGATCTACGCAGGAGCTAAACCTGAACAGGGAGTGCGAGGCTTCCTATGGTTCTGGCTGAGACCCGAAGGCGAGTTGTATCGTCAGGGATTTAATCTAACCATCATGCACAATGGGTTTGTGTTGGGACTGTTGGTGCGTGACCGCAAGTACCGATTCAGATATCGCAGAGATATCAAGCCGAGGTTTTTGTGGAGTAAAGAGTAATGGCGTTTTGTAGACTCGGTGCAGATGGTTCAGATGTTTACTGTTTTTACAGTACGTGTGGGTACTACGAAGTTTGGTCGTGTGAAGGTGAACACCATTTTGACACGGCGCAGGAAACAATTGATTTTTTGAAAGCACTGAAAGAAAAAGGCGAGAACATACCTGACTACGCTTTTGATTCTTTAGAGGCAGATACATGAACCGTGAGACCGCCATTACTGAGAATGCCGCGCATATCCTGAAGCGTGGGGTAAAACTCTCAGATCAGGACAAGTTCGATGAGGCTATCGAGTGCTTCAACGAGGTTATCTCCCTGCATCCGGGGTACACCCAAGGTTATATTCAGCGAGGTCGGTCTAACTGGGAGATGAAGCGGTGGAGAATCGCTGTCGAAGACTTTGAAGTAGCGTTGTCACTTGATCCTGATAACCCTGACATCCGATGGACACTGTGCCTGATGCACTTGCAGTTGGCTGACTTCAACCGTGGGTGGCAGGACATCGAGTATCGGTGGCAGTCAAAGAAGTTTGATAGCCCAAGATTAAAAACTAACAAACCGTTGTGGCACAAAGATCTGGGCGCAGAGGAAGTGTTCGTCTGGTCTGAACAAGGCGTAGGCGATCAGATTCTCTATGCGTCATTGCTCCCGACACTGCGTAACTGTGTCAAAGATTTATTCGTGATGGTCGATGCGCGGATGATTCCGATGTTTCAAAGATCATTTCCGAACATGACGTTCATGCCACAGAATGCACGGGTGCGCGGGTTCGATGCACAGATTCCGATTGGCAGTATCGGTGCGGAATTCATACGCAAGCTAGACGACATCCCTGAGTATGCCGCACGGAGTTATCTGAAGGCTGACCCTGCACAGGTCGAGAAGATGCGGCGTAAGATCGGGAAAGAGTCAGGCGAACTGATCGTGGGGCTGTCATGGCATAGCGGTGCGCCGAGGATCGGGAACCACAAGTCGATCAGGCTCCCTGAGTTGGAGTCACTGTTTAAGTTGTCTGGTGTGCGTTGTGTGTCACTGCAATACGGCACGTGCTACGCCGACATCGATGAGCTACAGCAAGAGATGGGTTACGTGGTGGAGGATATTCCCATTGACAAGCGTAACGATTTCGATTCGTTAGCAGGTCTGATCATGGCTTGCGATGTTGTCGTGACGGTGAGCAATGCGACGGCACATCTGGCAGGGGCGTTGGGTAAAGACACGTATCTGCTTGATGCCAATAAGTTGTGGTACTGGAGCAATACCCGTGGGGGTAGGAACCTGTGGTATCCGAGTGTGAAAACCTTTCCGCGTGAGAATGTTGTGGCTCCGTGGGATAAACAAGTACAGGAGATAGTCGATGAGATTCGCGTTCTTCCACGTGGGTGAAGACATCACTCAGCCAAAGCGTTTGGTGGAGTCGATCTACGAGACCAACCCCGATGCTGAAGTTTATATGGCATCAGACAAAGACACGCCGCAGATACCGGGTGTATTTAAACGCATTGATATCAAAGGCAACCGTGAAGACATCATGGCGATGCGCTTGGCGGGATTCACTGCCCTAGTACGTGACAGGCCGACGTTTTATCTGGACACCGACATGGTGGTGCAGACGAAGCTGAACCCTGAAGAATTACTGGGCGACAAGCACATTCTGTTCTGTCGTAGAACATTCAATCGTGAAGCGTTGTTCAATACGAAGTTCAAAGACTTAGATCTGTCTGAGTATACGAACCGTAGCCTCGATGAAGTTTATCCGTATCTGGGCTGCTGCACCGTGACTCGGGATTGGAAAGCGTGGGGCGAGATGTATGCGATGCTTGATCACATGAACCCGAAGTTCAAGAAGTGGTACGGCGATCAGGAAGCGTTGAAGTTGTACGCGCTCAGCATACCGAACAAAGCGATGGGGCTGCTGCACGAACGGGACTATGCGTGTCTGCCCGAACATCAAGAACAGTTCAATGCCAAGATCCTGCACTACAAGGGGAACCGTAAGTGAAAGTCTTTATCGGTTATGACCCCCGCGAAGAATCGGCGTATCAAGTCTGTCGGGAATCCCTCGCACGACAGTCATCCATATTGCTTGGCATCCATCCGATCAAGCAGTCGGAGATGCGTGAGCGTGGTTTGTACTGGCGGGAGAAAGACCACTTAAGTAGCACTGAGTTTAGCTTCACCCGTTTCTTGGTTCCGTATCTAACTGGATACACCGGTTGGGCTATCTTCATGGACTGTGACTTTCTTTGGCGAGGGGACATTGCCGAGATCGAGCAGTACATGGATCCTGCCTACGCTGTCTGTGTCGTGAAGCATAACTATGAGCCGAAGGAAACGATGAAGATGGATGGGCAGGTGCAGACGCGGTATCCCCGTAAAAATTGGTCGAGCTTTATGCTGATTAATTGTGGGCATAGAAGTGTGAAGGACAACCTGAAGATTGAAGACGTAAACAATCAGATGGGTATGTATCTGCATCAAATGATGTGGGCAGGGGAGGATATCGGTGAGCTACCGATTAAGTTCAATTACTTGGAAGGATGGTACACGAAGGACGATGAGCCGAACCCGCTTGGGGTACACTTCACCCGAGGTGGGCCGTGGTTCAAAGATTACGTAGACGTTGAGTATGGTAACGAATGGGTTGACATGTACAAAAAAGTTTATGGAGCACTGTAATGACCGACGAAGAAGATTCATACTTGATGGTTCCCAGTCAGAAAGAACGAGTCTGGTGCAAGATCAACGATGCGGGAGAGCTTGAGTACATACACTGGCCTACCGTGGAGATGCTGACTGCTGAGTTCGATGCGACTCATCCTGACCGAAGAACTGAACAGATGTTGATTGCGAAGCTGATGTTCCTTGTGCGTAAGCAAACACGTGAGGAGATGAGAGATGGCAACAATTGACAACGAAAGCGAGCCGGGGTCGTGGCAGCGTGAGCTAGAAAAACATCCGTGGGGATACGGACAGTCGCAGACGATTAAGTTGGAAGCCGCCGTCGCCAACATCCGAACCGTTGGACTCTGGCGCGAAGCCAACACCGTGGAGCAGGAGATTAAAACCCTTCAGTCAGAACTTTCCTACGTGAGGCGTGAACTGGAGAAGCTACGTGGGGACTGAAGAAGACATACTAGACCTGATCAGGGATCTACCACACGAGATCAACGATACAGGGACAACCACAGAGATGAAGTTTCTAACAGTAGGTGGGGTCTTGTGGGCTTGCTATGACGAGATTGTTTACCTGCGAAAAGAAGTCGCCCGACTGAGTAAGAAAGTTAAGAAATGATTTATTCAGGAGCAGGTCCGTTACTACGTCATCGATACTGTTTTGTGCAGCCTGAAACGTTTGGCAATGAGGGGTGGGAGCGTGTCGCGTGGTTTGGTTTGGTCAGTCATCCGGGTCGCACGTGGGGCTGTCATGTGATGCTCGAATGTGGAGCGGTGTACCGCAACGTCCCGCTGCATCGACTAGCCCATAAGACCGACACGGTGGAGTGGACTACAGATCAGGCTCAAACGTGGGACTGCTACGGACATGATTTCAGCATGGTGGAGTATCCGTTCTTGGAAGGTGTGCCTGTCATCGTTCGATTACGGTCGAAGGCAGAGCATCGTGGAGTTTATCTTTTTACCGCCATTCCGATGTTGGATGGGTTTAGTTTGGAACCAGAACAGTCCAAAGAGTTTTATTTCATTCAGTTAGACAACGGTCGTTACACGGCGCAGCCTACCAATCATGTGTTGGTGCAGGACAAATCGTTCATCACGAAGTCCGAGTGGCCTCGCCTCAAAAGGCAGACCGAAGTGTGGAGTGTGGATCAGTGAGTTTTGTGACGTTGGATTTTGAGACGTATTACGCCAAAGATTTTAGTTTGAGTAGGATGACTACTGAGGAGTACATCCGTGACTCTCGCTTTGAAGTGATTGGCGTGGGCATGAAGATCGATGACGATCCGACGCAGTGGTTCAGTGGGACTCACGATGAAATCAAGGCGTGGCTAAACCAAGTTGATTGGAAGAACTCTGCATTGCTCTGTCACAACACTCAGTTCGACGGAGCGATCCTAGCTTGGACGTTCGACATCATCCCCGCCTATTACTTTGATACGCTCTGTATGGCACGGGCTAAGCACGGCGTGGATGCGGGCGGATCGTTAGCCGCTTTGGTGGAGAGATACCAGTTAGGTCAGAAAGGAACAGAGGTTGGCGATGCAGTGGGTAAGCGACGGTGTGACTTCACGCCTGATGAGTTGGATCGGTACGGCAAGTATTGTGTTAACGACGTTGACCTTACTTATCGTTTGTTCTCTACCTTTGCTGCCGGGGATTTCCCACAGTCAGAGCTTGACCTTATTGATCTCACCCTCCGAATGTACACCGATCCTTTGTTGCGGATTGACGACGGGTTGCTAACAGATCGGCTGGAAGAAATCAAAAGAGAAAAGTCAACACTTTTACAAGGGCTGATGAAGGATTTAAATGCTACCGATGAGGAAGAGGTCCGTAAGAAGCTTTGCAGCAACCCGCAGTTCGCCAAGGTCCTAAAAAGTTTTGGGGTCAGTCCGCCGACGAAGGTTAGCGCAAGGACCGGCAAGGAGACGTTTGCGTTTGCCAAAAACGACGAAGGGTTTATTGCACTGCAGAACAGTGAGGACCCTCTGATCCAACAACTGTGCGCGGTGCGTCTGGGTACTAAATCAACACTGGAGGAAAGCAGAATTGAACGCTTTATTAGGATTCGTGGCAGGAATCGTGGTCGGTTACCTATTCCGCTCAAGTATTACGGCGCTCATACGGGGCGTTGGTCGGGGATGGACTCGGTCAACCTACAGAACCTTCCATCAAGAGATAAGAAAAAGAAGGCGCTGAAGAACTCGGTCATTGCCCCACCTGATCACTACGTCATCAACTGTGACTCCTCGCAGATCGAAGCGCGGGTGCTGGCGTGGCTGGCAGGTCAGACGGATGTGGTCGAGCAGTTTGCCAAGGGCGAGGATGTGTATTCGATCTTTGCGTCGAAGATATATAAGAAACCTATCAGCAAAGCGAATCCCATAGAGCGATTCGTAGGTAAGACCTGCATCCTTGGATTGGGCTACGGCACGGGAGCCGCCAAGCTACAGCACACACTGAAGACTCAACCGCCGGGAGCAGACCTGACCGAGGAGCAATGCAAACGCATTGTCGATCTGTACCGGCAGGAGAACGCCAAGATTCCTGCGCTATGGCGGGACTGTGACCGTGCTTTAAATCAACTCATGCGGGGAACGGCACGTGGCTTTTATTTGGGGGAAGGTGAAGCGCTGTACGTGGACTCGGAAGGCGTGCAGCTACCGAACGATCTTTACATCCGCTACCCCAACTTACGGTTAGAGGATGACAAGCTGGTGTATGACTCCCGCAAGGGACCGGTCAACATCTGGGGTGGAGCGATGGTCGAGAACGTCGTGCAGGCTCTAGCCCGCATCATTGTGGGAGAACAGATGCTGAAGCTCCGTGAACGCTATCGCCCCGTCCTGACAGTGCATGACGCAGCCGTGTTAGTAGTGCCCGTTAAAGAAGTTGACGAAGCTATTGATTTTGTAACGAAAGTTATGTCTACTCCACCTGATTGGTGTTTAAATTTGCCTGTGGCTTGTGAAGCAAAGTACGGAGAATCGTACGGAGATTGCGGATGAAGACGTACATCCACGTGAACCAGCACGTGATTCGGTCGAACAAGAAGACCGGCGCAGACGATCCCGTCATCACCGTGAAGCAGGGCAAAAAGAACACCTATTGTAGGCGGGTAAAGATTCTGGGTCCTTCCGAAGTGGTGTACTCAGGCAACGACAAACCTTTACTTTCCTGCGGGGCACGGGTCGCCGTGGTAACTGAAAGTGAAGTGGAGATCGTTGAGTGATCAAGTGGAGTTTCAGCAGTCTGAAGGACTACGTGACTTGCCCAAGGCAGTACTACGAAGTCAAAGTCGCTAAGAATTTTAAGAAGCACCCGACGCAGCAGATGCTATACGGGTTGACAGTGCATAAGGCACTGGAGGATTACGTTACTGATAACAGGCCGCTGGAGAAGAACTACGAGCGGTACCAACCCATGCTGGATGCGCTACTAGAGATTGAGGGAGAGCGTTATCCGGAATATCGCATGGCGTTAAATATGGATTTGGAGCCTTGTAAATTTGGAGCAGACGATTACTGGGTAAGAGGTATTGTGGATCTACTAGTGGTAGGAGGGGACACAGCGCACATCGTGGACTACAAGACAGGTAGTGCGAAGTATCCGGATGTGAAGCAGTTAAAACTTATGTCATTGATGACATACGCGCATTTCCCTACGGTGCAGAACATCAAGGCAGGACTACTGTTTGTCGCGCACAATGTGTTCATTAACGAAGAGTACACTCGCGATCAGTCAGAGGAACTTTGGAAAGATTTTTTACCTGATTTGGAACGATTGAAGATGTCGTATGATAATGACCGATGGCCCGAGAACCCTACTCCGCTATGCGGGTGGTGTCCGGTAACAACCTGTCAATTTAACAAGGTGCGATGATGCCTTACGTCAACAAGCCAAGACCCTACAAGAAAGAGTACCAGCAACAGAAGGCTCGCGGAGAACATGCGGATCGCATGGAGCGGCAACGTGCGCGTAGGGCTGTCGACAAAACCGGTAAAGATCGCAACAAGAACGGCAAGGCAGATCGCCGTGAGGGCAAAGATATCGCTCACAAAAAGCCGTTATCCAAAGGTGGAACTAACAAACACGGGTATACTATTCAGTCTGTCCGCCGTAACCGCTCATTTAAACGAACATCCTCGGGAGCGGTGAAAGCGTAATCCCCACAAGGCATGAGTGTGGAGGACCGGGCTTCTCACCCCACTTAGCCCGAGCGGATCTGATAGCCGCTATAACCATGCCTGCTAGTGACAGTTAGCTTTATTGCTTTTCCAAACTGTGCGCTAGCCGACTAACCCCCGTAAGGGGTCTTAGTAAACGGAGTAGTTATGCAAATTATTGATGATTCTGTTCTGCAGTTTACGCTGCCCACTCGCCTCGCCCACGATGTTTATTCTTGCATCGACAAGTGCGAAGTCCACAAAGCTCAAAGCGATAACACCGAGTTGCTCTTGTACTGGGGGCAAGAAGAAGCGCAGCGCCTCGCGCAGATCTGTGATGCGGTTTCTTTGACCGGACTAAAAATTCCATCGCCCATACTTCGGGATTACAAATGGCCCGGTATCTATAAACCTTTCAGCCATCAAAGAGATACCGCTGCATTCTTATCGATAAGACAGCGGGCGTTTTGTTTTAACGAAGCGGGAACCGGCAAGACTTCTGCGGCGATATGGGCTGCAGATTACCTTATGAATCTTGAAGTGATTAAGAAAGTGCTGGTGATATGCCCACTTTCAATCATGCACTCCGCGTGGCAGTCCGACGTTTTGAAGACCGCAATGCATCGAAGCTGCGGCGTGGCGTACGGTCCGCAAGACAGACGTAAGAAAATCATTAAGAACAATTATGACTTCACCATCATTAACTACGATGGTACGCATGTCATGCTGAACGAACTACAGGCTGCGAATTATGATTTGATTATCATCGATGAAGCCAACGCTTATAAGACCACCAGCACCCGTCGATGGAAGACACTCGCTAAGTTGATCCAGCCTCACACGTGGCTTTGGATGATGACCGGTACACCGGCTTCACAGTCTCCGGTCGATGCGTTTGGGTTAGCTAAGTTGGTTAGCCCGTATCGAATCCCGAAGTTTATGACAGCGTGGCGCGACAAGGTCATGCATCAAGTCACACGGTTTAAGTGGGTCCCAAAGAAAACGGCACAGGAAGATGTCTTTAATGCCCTGCAACCGGCGATACGCTTTACGAAGGCAGAGTGCCTTGACCTCCCTGATGTGACACATCAGACCCGTGTCGTGCCACTCACCACACAAGTTACGGCGTACTATAAAAGGCTTGTTAGTCAATTACTTATACAAGCTGCTGGGGAACAAATCACAGCAGTCAATGCTGCCGCTGCGCTTAATAAACTGTTACAAATATCAGGCGGCGCGGTGTATACCGACAACCATGAGGTCGTAGAGTTTGACATTTCTCCGCGTTTAAATGCTCTTGAAGAAGTACTTGATGAAACTACAAATAAGGTTGTAGTATTCATTCCGTACACGCATACTATCGATGTTGTGTCGGAACATTTGACGAAGCGGGGTTATAGCAATGAAATCATTCAAGGGTCGGTATCGCCAACAAAGCGTGCTGACATCATTCAAAGATTTCAAACGCAGCAGCATCCTCGGGTGCTGGTCATACAACCTCAAGCAGCGTCACATGGGATTACTTTGACAGCGGCTGACACAGTGGTGTTCTGGTCGCCCGTGATGAGTGTCGAGACATACTTGCAATGTATTGCTCGCATTGATCGAGTGGGGCAAAAGAACAGGATGACAGTGGTTCATTTAGAAGGATCGGATGTAGAGAAGAAGATGTATCAGATGCTGCAAGGTAAAGTTGATAGTCACCAACAGTTAGTTGATTTGTATAAACAGGAGTTAGAAAGCAATGAGTAAGTACAATACGGAAGAATTAGTGGGGGCGTACATCGCGCTTCGTAATGAACGAGCTAAGCTCAAAGAAGAATACGAAGAAGCTGATGGCAAGCTGAAGACCGACATGGAAAAGATTGAACAGACCATGTTGGAGATTTGTAATGAGGTCGGAGCAGACAGCATTAAGACTTCGGTCGGCACTGTGATGCGTAAAGTCAATGAGCGCTTTTACTGCACTGACTGGGATAACTTCAAGAATTACGTGCTTGAGAACGAGGCTGTGGAGCTTCTTGAGCGTCGTATACATCAGGGTAACTTCAGGGAGCATATGGTCGACATTCAGGGCCAAGGGCTTCCCCCCGGTGTTAACGTGATGCGCGAATTCGGCATCACAGTCCGCAAAGCAAGTTAGTAGGAGTTTAGTTATGAGTACCGATTTAATTCTGAGTATCAAGAACAGCCTCGCCAAGGTTGGAGTAGACGACGAAACCCGTGCAGTTGCCGGTCGATCCGGTGGCGGTGGTGGGAGCAAGCGCATCTCCATCAAAGGCGGCGTGTTCCGTAAGTATGTTGGCGGCAAGGAAGTTGCAGCTATTGAGGATCGCCACATGAACGTGGTCTTCGTCAAGATGGCTCCGGACCCGAGCCGTACGTACTACACGGGCGCTTACAAGGAAGGTGAGCGAGTTGCCCCTGCGTGCTGGTCGTCAGACTCCAAGACCCCAGATCCAGAGGTGAAAAACCCGCAAGCTTCTTCTTGCGATACCTGCCAATGGTCCGTCAAAGGGTCTGGTATGGGTGGGGGTGCAGCGTGCCGCATGTCGTGGCGTACAGCGGTGGTGTTACCGAATGACCCAAGCGGTGATGTCATGCAGTTGGTGTTACCGGCTACCTCGGCGTTTGCCAAAGAAGATGCAGGCAAGTGGGGCTTCCGTGCCTACTGCCAGTATCTGGCGAACAACAACATCAGTGCGAAGCACGTGGTCACTAAGATGCAGTTCGACACGAAGTCGCCTGTACCGAAGGTGATGTTCTCGCCAGTCTCTGCCATTGACGACGATATGCTGTCAGTTATTGACGCGCAGGCTAAGTCTTCAGCGGCGGAGAGCGCGGTCAAGCTCACGGTCTACCAAGCCGATGAGAGTGAATCGACTGAGATTCCGGAACCCGTCTTGCGTAAATCTGACAAGGTCGAAGCCGGTCAGCCTGCAGATGTGTCGGATGTTATCAAGAAGTGGTCGAAGAAAAAGTAAGGGTGAACCATGCCAAGACCTTACGGACAAAAGTTTCTTATAGCTTTGGAAAAGTCAGCGCCTGAGACCCTCGGGCTACAACTCGCGAAGCTGTGTGTAAAAGCCAACCTTCCTGCCACGGCTGTCGCAGCAGCTTTGGAAGTATCAGGAACGACGGTCTACAAATGGTTTCGTGGACAGGGCGTAAGAGAGCATAAGCGTAAGGCAGTGGAGGTCTTCATAGACTTACTGAAGGAAGACTTTGCTAATGGGATTTTGCCAGTCAAAGATTCAAAGGCAGCTATTGACTACATTGAGTCAATGATTGGTAGACCTATTCAGTAATATGGTTTCCCCCTTCAACGGCGGGGGGTCACTCCCCCGCCTTATTCTTCGCTGCGCTTATGAGAAAACAATTTTACGAAAAAGCATTACCGTCTTCTGGGGTCTACTGCGTAGCACTGATCAATCCGGAAACGAAACGAACACGGCACGAGTACGCGCACTCTGTTGATGAGCTTGAGGAATTACTACAAAAGTATTCCGAGCAAACCGATAGTAACGTTTATGTGACTCCGTGTTCGTTTAAAGACGAGAGTCGGTCGGCTAGCAACGCAGTCTTCGGACGGTCTTTCTTTATTGACCTTGATGTCAATCACGGCAGTGTATCGTACGAAAGTAAAGAAGATGCTTTAAATGCACTGGATCAGTTTGTAACTGAGTTTGAGTTACCCCCTCCCACCCGCATCGATTCGGGCGGCGGCGTGCAGGCATACTGGCTGTTTGAAGAAGAGGTACAGATCGACGAGTGGAAAGTATTTGCCGCTCGCTTCAAACAGTTCTGTATGGACAAGGGGCTGCTGATTGATCCTGCGGTAACGGCAGATGCAGCCCGCGTCATGCGCTGCCCTGAGACCATGAACCTACGTGTGGGAGCGCCTTCTCAGTTTATCGACACCGAGTTTTACCAGTATGACTTTGAAGCTTTTAAAGAGTTCCTTGGCAGCAAGGAATTGGATGTCGTGCAGACGATTGAGCTTATCAAAGCGAAGTCGCGAGGTATGGACGAAGAGACCAAGGCCATTGCAAGGCTCGACAACTTTGAGGATTCATTTGCACTGCTGGCAGATAAAAGTCTTTCCGGTAACGGATGTAATCAGATCAAGCACGCTATTGAGAACCGCGAGACGCTGTCGTACGGGCTATGGTTTGGCGCTTTATCCGTGGCTCAGAGATGCGTGGACCGCGATGCGGCAATACGTGCGGTGTCGGAAGGCCATCCTGATTACACGTTTGAGAAGGCAGATCTAAAAGCCAAGGAGACCCTTAAAGCTAGTGGGCCTTGGACCTGCTCAAAGTTTGCGGAAGAGTACCCAGAGGGCTGTGAAGGATGTCCGTTCAAAGGGCAGTTTACGTCGCCCATTGCCTTGGCGCGGAAGGTCCGGTTACCGGAGCAGTCGACAGCCCCGTTGCCCCCGATGACAGACACGGTGTGGGGCGAGGCGGAGACGCAGGACCTGCTGATCTTCCCTGAGTATCTGGAGCCGTTCACGCGCAGCGCACGGGGGAGCATCGTCTACACCCCACCTGCGACGATTGATAAGACAGGTAAGGTAAAGCAGCCACCACCGATTGAGTTGATCACACGCCCGATCTATCCGTACAAGCGAATGTTTAGCCCCCATGATGGGGAGTGCCTGATGGTGCGGACAGTGATGCCGATGGATGGACCTCGCGAGTTTATGTTGCCGGTGAATCAGATTTATTCTTCTGAGCATTTGACTAAAGCGATTGTTCAGAGCGGGGTAACATTTGATCCAGACAAGACGAAGTTGGTGATGAAGTATTTTATTCGATGGGTAGAGTACCTATCGAGCGTAGGGAGAGCCGAAGAGATGCGGATGCAGATGGGTTGGACAGAAGAGCGAGATGCATTCGTCATTGGGAACAATGAGATTAAGAATACAGGCGAGGTTGTACGGGCGGCATCGTCACCTTTAGTGCGTGGAGTGGCGAAGCATTTAAAGCCTACGGGCGATTACGCTGTATGGAAGCAGGCGACTACGATCTTTAACCGCCCCGGTTTCGAGATGCAGGCATTCGGAATGATGACGGGGTTTGGCTCACCCTTGATGAGTATGACTACCGTAGCAGGGACATCAATCTGTTTTCTCAGTGCAAGCTCAGGTACAGGTAAGACTGGCTCTTTGTACGGAGCGATTAGTATCTGGGGTAATCCCAAGGAGTTAAGCCTTGTGGATCAAGGCGCAACTCAAAACGGATTTATTGGGCGCTATTTGAACCTGAAGAACTTGCCACTTGGCATCGACGAAGCGTCGAACGCTAAACCGGAAGACTTAGCTAAGCTGATCCATGCGGTATCTCACGGTAAGGCAAAGGTACGTATGCAGGCTTCGGTGAATGCCGAGCGGGAGCATGAAGCCTCTGCGTCAATGATTACGTTCTTTACGAGTAACCAGTCGATTTACAACAAATTGGAGACTTTGAAGGGTAGTCCGGATGGGGAGATGGCTCGACTGGTTGAGTTCATCATAAAGCAGCCTGAATGGTTCAATGACAACATAGGTATCGCACACTTCGATAAGTTCCGATTTCACTACGGACACGCAGGCATTGAGTATATCCAGCACTACTACAAGCGCGGAGAAGCCTACGTAAAAGCCCTAGTAGACAAATGGTTTGAGCGTTTCAATACAGAGCTTGGTGAGGATACAGGCTACCGGTTCTACAGAAACATCGTTGCTGCAACGTTCGCAGGAACTGAGTTAGCAATGGAGGCGGGCATCGTCGACTACGATCTGGAGCGAATATTTGACGCAGTGATTTTGGAAATCATTCAGTTGAAGGATGACACGGTCAAAATTAATAACACGGATTACCCAGCATTGGTCACAGAGTTCTTGCACAACAACTTAGCGGGACTGCTGGTCCTTGACGAGTCACGAGTGGTTCAGGAGCCGATGAAAGGTCGTCCCTTTGTTGCACGATCAGAAATCCATAACAGTATGCAGTACATCTCTACGAGCGCCTTGAAGAAGTTTCTGGCAGAGAAGCAAGTTAGTAGTGGTGAGTTTGAAAGAGCCATGAAGAACCACGGCTTAAGTAAGACAAGGCAGCGACTGTCGACAGGGTGGGGGTCGGGGCTGCACGACAATCCGATTTCTGTGTACGCCATTAAGTGCAAACTACCAGAGCAGGTTCTAAACAAAGATGGACAGAATACCTGAGCCGGAGTGGATCTTTCCGTTTGACAGCATGGACGTAGGGGATAGTTTCTTTATCCCTACACTCCGCCCCGCTGAGCTTATTTTTGTTGTGGAGAACCGCGCCAAGGTAGCTGGACTCAAGGTCAAGGCTTATCCGTCATCGAAAGATGACACACTAGGTATTAGGGTCTGGCGAGTGCTTTAGCGCAGTATGCTGTAGTAATCGTCAATGTCTTCTTGATACTGCTCATACAGGCTGCCTACTTGCCCCATTAAAACGTCACGTGTTTTGTTAAATTCTTTGACAAGTTCTTTACGTTCTTTAGGAGTTTGCGCGAAAACTTCCGGGGCCGTTGTCTGTTGCCGGAACCGGCGCATGGCAGCAAGCTGCTGATTGTAGATGTAGACAATGACTGGCGCATTCGGGTTGTCCCGCAGGAAACGCTCGCGGTACGCAGGATCTGGGCTGCTGATGGCAGAGTCATAGCCCCGCTTTAACGCTTCGATACGAGGGCGAGCTTTACCAAACTGTATGAGGTCCGGACTGATCTTATTTCCGATGTAGCTATCGAGAATGATCAAATCGGTTTTTGGATCAAAGCCCTTGTCACCACTCGCAACCAACCCAAGATTAGTAAAGTCAGAAGCAATAGCCGCAATGCCGTCAATGTAAGCCGTCAAGAAATAACGTATCTCGCCGGGTTCAGGTTGATACCGCCCGCCTGTGGCGTTTCTAATGCTTACGGCAATGTATCGATACATCTCTTCAATGTTTTCAGATCCCGCCAAAGCAGGTCCGTATCGGTTGTAATAGTCCCGATGTATGGCTTGCCCAAGCCCGCTCATGTTGACGTTATGCTCATAGAACGGACGCAAGTAGGTTGGCATGATCGAACTAATCAGCCAGTTGAAGGGCGAGTCAATCGGATTGTAGCGAGCTACTGGCAACGGCAAATAGCTGTCCGCCGCGATGGTCGCCGTGTTACCCAAGAAATCCTTGAGCGACTGTCCGTTAGTCACCAATGCCGCAACCTGAGCACCCGTCGCTGCGAACGCACCTAAACCGAAGCCCCACGGTATCTGAAAGAATTTGCCCTCAACCCCAAGCCACTCGATGGGAATACGCAGGTTACGGGTCCAAAGCTCCTTGCTGTCCTCCGCCACAACGTTCTTAGGATCTTCATCATCTTCACCGATGATGCCTTTCACTGCCGCACCCAACGACAACGCCATCATGTAAGTGATGAACCCCACGCCAGCATACGCACCAATCGCGCCTTGTGCGTTCTTTGCTAGCTGTTGGTACCGCTCTGCGTACTGTGCACGGGCCTGTGGGTCGTTTTTAATTTCGTCAGGCAGTTCGTCTAAAATAGCTTCAAGGTTTTTTGGATTAAACCCAACGCGCAGGGCAGGCATAATGGCGTCAAACGCACGCACCGCACCGGTCGCTGCAGGATTCCAGAATGCGTACAATGCCCCCGGCAGTTTCTTCAGTCCACGCTTTTCAAAGTTGGCGAGGTTCTTAGCAAAGTTGACGGCATATGTTTCTGCGTCCGCCTCATTCATCTTACGCTGATTGACGGCATAAGACTTTGCTACTCGGAAACCTTCTACACGAGCGACAAGCTCAAATCCATCGAGCCACAAGTCAAAGATCCGATCCAGCGCGTCTTTGTATCTTCTCGCACTTTTACGGATGTCGCTTTTATTAGCATCGTCAATGAGCTTCTCAAGCTGCCCACGAGTCTGCCAGCTACGGACGATAGAAACTTTACCGCCACGCTCTAAGAACTGATACGCCGCTTCGACAAACGGGTCTTTCCACTGCTGGGTCTTCTCGTTGAATCCGCCTATTTTCTTAATTGCATCAAGGTCCCCATTGAAATGAGCATTTGCAATTTTCCAAACCTGTGGAATGCGGACCTTCTGGAATACTTCTCTGCCGACACCTGCAAAGTATTTGCCTGCGTTTTCACGCCCCATCTCAGAGTAGATGGCTCCAGCGTTGGCGAAGATGTTGCGGGGGAAGTCATAGATAGCGAACTTAAGCTGGTACCGAGTATGGCCCTGCCCAATGATGCTTGTGATTCTTTGAGACGCAGCAAGGAACCGCCCCGACAAACCTTTAGGCGGAGTCCACTCAGGACGCAGTGAATTGACGGTAGGCTCGTCGTACACCTTCCAAACTTCAATGTCGCCATTAGGTAAGAAATTGTAGAACTTGTCGCGCCCGGTCCACCGCCTGCCGCCCTCTCCATCTGACTCTGTGTAGTCGATGTCGTTTTGATAACGTTGTTTAAATGTAATGATGCCCATCGACTTACCTTTGGTGTAAGTCTTACCTGTTTTAGGATGAGGTTTCATCAGGTTAACCAGAGTCGGCACGATGTCTGCCCGCGCTGAACGAGTCGCAGCTTTACCTGCGTTGATCTGGCTCATCAGGATTGGGCTGTCTGGTAGCGTCTCACGAGTACGGAAACCCGGCAGGATTTCGTTGGGAACGGTGTTGGAGTAAATCGCACCTTCCGTATTCTTGTACTCTTTGCTGACCTTACCCATGAGGGGGACGTACTTGTCGCCCCAACCATACAGCTTAATTAAGTTCTTTGCGGGCTGTGTCAGGTAGTTGGCTTCCTCGTTGAACTTCATCGTGACCTTGTCAAGCTCAACAAGCGACTTGCGGACGGCATTAATTTCATCGCCGAACTTGCTCATTTCATCTTTAAGGTCGTTCAACACACCGTCGTTAACCCGAACGCTCCACCCAGCAATGATGTCGTAGGCAGGAGAATCGTAATTTAAATCACGTGGACCGGGCTTACGCGGCTTTCCTTCACGATCTATTTGATTGTAAGACGCGCCAAGGGCATCTTCGTATTTGGCAGCATCTGCTGTGCGGCGAACTTTACCGTCAGGACCAATCTCTACCCCTGCAAGCTGCATCAAGCGAGCGTGGATCGCATCGCGCCGTGCATCGCTCAGCACTTCAGTGGTCAGCACAGAGTCAATCAGTTTATCCCGCAACTGAGCGGGGCTGATCTTGTCCTTCGCGCCTTTCAAACGCAGGGTAGGTTTAGTGCTAAGTGGCTTCTGCTTGAGGTAGTTGGTCAGGCGACGAACGTCGATGGCTTCCGCCATGAAGAACGTATCCAAACGCTTCACGGCATCGTTGTAGGAAATACCTTTGCGTGCGGCATAAGCGTTGACAGCTTTGTTGTTATTCTGGATCAAGGGGGCAACGACAGTCTCGTTGTTTTGATACAACCCCGCTGATTCATCGTTTGCTGCAGCCAGCGTATTGCCGCCGTCCTTTGCCGCCGCCCAAATAGCCAACCCGGCGCGGTCCAAATCCGTCTGTTGTCGGAGTAGCGGGCGCTGTTCGTCTTGGTATTTTTCAACCAAGTTCTCAATACTTTTTGCAGAGGTCAAATATTCGACAAGCCCCTTCAAGGTCAGACGATTGCCTTGGATGGTATCGAACTGCTTGGAACTTTCTTCGTACGGATTGATTTCAGGTTTGGGTTCTTTCTTTGCTTTCTTGCGTTCTTTCTCAGCAAGCGGAGCGACACCAGTTACCCCCTCAGAAGTCGGTGCAGCAAGGATTTCACTGAACGCTTGACCCACTTCATTGAGCGCCGACACCGTGTCGGTTTTCTTTACGTCTAAGCCAAACAGTTTCGAGATGGCTTCAACAAACTCGGTCCACAAGTTAACCCTGCGGGCTGGCAGTGCTACTTCGATTTGCGCCAAACGCGATTGGAATTGCGGATTAGTTAATCCAATCGCAATAAATTCATACATGTTCTCAAACGCATTTGGGAACTCGCGCATCAGCGATATATCATCTGCTTGCGTCTGAACTAACTCATAGGTCGCCATGAGGCGGCGAACACCCAACTGCTGATTCTTAACCTGTTCAACACGGGCCTTAGCTTTTTCAGTTTCTTTTTCGCCTTTAGCTGCAGCAAGGGCTGCTTCCGCTTCTTTTAACCGCGCTTCTAGTTTATCGACTTCATACTCACGAATAGTCTCGACGGTGCCTGCATGGATAAGCTCATGCATGACGGTAATTGAATATGCTCGGTCCCGCCGAATATACACGGTGTTGGTTGCAGGGTCGTACTCAGCATTTTTAAATTCATTCTTTAGCCGCTTAAATACCTCAAGGTCAGCCCCCGGCGTAGCTTCTGTTTGTATTTTGACGTTGGAAAAATTTACGCTGTTAAGCTTTCGCGCAATTGCAGTGAAGAGTGGGCGGAATCCTTTTGCGCTTATTGGATAAGTTTCGTTTGCGGCGTCGTCTTCCACCAGCAATTTAGTAACTGACTTAACGTCATTGTTTTCTAATGCATCGCGGATTTCACGCGCATGTTGCGGAAGAATTTCTCTTTCAGTTAAAGTTTTATCGAGTCGAGTACGCAAAGACTCCGCGACTTTATCTTGTGCAATTTGTCTTTGCGCCCGCTCTAGTGCGATACGTTCTTGGTCTTTAAGTTGCCGCTCTCTTTGGTCAATACCTTGCGCGGTGTCTTCTGCCTCACGAGCTTCTGCTGCAAGTTCGTATTGATTTAAAAGTTCGTCAGCCTCTCGCTGAACTTCGGCGTACCCTTCTGGGTTAGTAACCGGATTGCCTCGTCTAAGCTGAGTGCGGATACGATTAAAATTAAAAACGTCAATACGCTTGGATGTACGCAGACCTTCAAGTCTACGCAACAAAGATTGATAAGTTTCTAGCGGATCGGTTACCGATTCTTCTTTTAGTGGAGCGGACTCTCGTCCTTCTCCTGCAGTAATTGTGTCAGCAGTATCGCTAGTAGCATCCATTCCTGCTGCGACAGCTTCTCCAACTTTTTGCTCGGCAACGGCAGCGGCTCCGCTTGGAGTGAGCGGTCCTCCAGATACAGGTGCTTTAGCGCCTTTTCTACGTCGCTTAGGTTTAGCTTCTCCAACAATCGTCTCATCTGCAGGTGCGGATACATCCTCAACCTCCTCTTCCAAATCTTTTGTCGCAGCTTCAATTTGCTGCCGCTCTAAGTCATCGTAACTGACAACTTCTTCTTCCGCTTGTGCTTCTTCTGCGGGCGTTACGATAGGTTCGGTAATTTGCTCAGCGGGGGCAGATGGCGCAGCGGCTGCTGTAGGCTCAGCAGTGGTAGTTGGGGTTACCGTAGGCTCAGCAGGGGGAACCGTTGTATCTTGAGCAGGCGGGGGCGGGGGCGGGGGCGGAGGCGGCGGAGTGGTCTCTACCTTCTTAACCTTATCTTTGCCCGTAATGATGCCTTCGTTCACCAACTGCTGACGGATCTGCTTAGCCTGCTCAAGCGTAATCTTAGGCATTCCCTCCGGTCGATAAGCATTAACCGCGTTCTGAATGTAGGGTGCCGCTGTCTTCCCCGTCTGCTGTATTCGGGTGCGAGCGATATTGGTCGCAACTGCTAACACACCTTCTAGCTCTTTCGGAGCTTCAAAGGGAACTTCATCCTCCGCAGGGGCAGCGGCTTCGGCGTCCTCTATGTCTGCCAATAATTGGTCAACGGGTTCTACGGTAGTCGGAGGAGCGGGCGGAGTTACTTCCGTCCTTGTCTCAGGTGGAGCTTCAGGTGGGGCTTCGGGTGGTGCTTCTGGAGGTGGGGGTTCTACTTCCGGAGCAGGCTGCATCCGCCTTAACGCCACTTCACCCGCCGCACCCACACCTGCACCTGCTAGTGCCTCAAGCCCCGCCGCTCCAGCAACACCTCGCATGGTGGGGACATCAAACCCCTGCCGTTGCAGTGCAATATTTTGAGCAAGCTGCTCTTGGCCCGCTTGAGCCGCTTCGGTGCCTGCTTCTGTTGCCGCTGTCTTGGCAATACTTCTCTTAGTAATTTCACCTGCTAATTGTTTAGCTACCGCAGGTTCCACACCGATCCGGCCCGCGACTCCACCTAGTGCGGTACCCAGTAAAATTTGGTCGAGGTTTTCACCGCCGTATTCTTGGGCGAGTTGTGCGCGACTTCTGGCGTCTTCTTCGCTAGCGCCTGCTTCACGCAGGGTTTCGTAGGTCGCATCATAAATCGAACTTTTGACGACACCCGCACCCATCGTCGCGCCAATGCCGGTCGAAGCAAGTAACGCCGGGGCACGAAGTAATCCTGCCGCCAAACCACCCGCAATGGTAGGGATGGTCGTACCGACTGCTTGAGATATCAGATCAAGAGGAGCCGTCGCAAAAGCTTTAACAGAGGCGATAAGCTGCTGTCCCACGCCTTTGTCTTCAGCCTCTTTCATAATCCGAGCAATTTCTTGCTGGTCATTTTTGGCTTGGGCGCTTAGCAACCCCTGTAGGTAATCTTCAACGCCCCGAATACTTTGAGATATAGGGTTGGCTGCACCGAAGGCATCACTAATTAGGCGAACGCCCGTCGCTAGACCCGACGCGACTTGGACCGGTACGTCCGCTGCCTGCCGTAGAATGCCTGACTCTTCTTGAGGTGGCGCAGGTGCAGGAGCCGTGGGGCGAGACGGTACTCCTCCTAATTGACTTTCGGTATACCACAGACCATCGGCTAAAACCGCTCGCTCCCCCGTTTCAGGGTTTTGAGCAAGTTGGGTAAAAGGCACCCACTGCCCATTAATGAACGCGATACGTTCACCGGTTTGCGGATTTTCTGCTAACTGCAGCGCCATGTCTTTACGGAGTCAACGGTTGAAAACCCGGAGGCATCTCAGCACTTCCTTGCATCATTCCTTGGCCTGCTGACAAATCCGGGTTTTCATAAAGGATCATACTTTTTTCTTCATTAAGTTCTGCAAGACGGTCTTCTAATATTGCTTTTGTAGCAGGGATTTGTCCCGTAGGTTCAGAAAGCGCTTTTTCAGTTTCAAGAATTCTGCGTTCAACTGCTACTAACCGTGATCTTTTAAGTGCATCGCTGCCCGACGCTCGTTTACCGGCCCCTCGAATAATTTCAAGGTTTTTTTGTGCAGTTTTACGCTGTTCCTCAGAAGAATTTGGATCAAGAATTATCTTAATTTGACTCGCTTCCATTGCCTTGAGGCGACCCGGATCAGTTTGATCAATCATAGTCTTTCGCGTTGCTGCAGCCTCTTCAGCCTTGAACATACCCTCAACAGCGCTACCACGAAGTGTTTCCAAATCTGTCCTAATCTTTTCAAGCGCTTCGTAGTCGCCCTTCTCCGCTGCTTCAACAGCCGACTGCCGAATAATTTTCTCAAGCCGTGCCTTATCTTTGGCAATAGCGGCTTCCTTTTTAGTTGCGCGTTTACGTTCAACTCTTTTCGGTTCTGCTGCGCCTAACGCAGACAAGAAGTCAGGCTCCTTCGTTGCCGCGATATCAGCGTAATAGGCTTCTTCATCCAACGCCGCCAATTCTTCAGGTAGCAACTCAGCTTCTTCGCCCAACGTCTCCGCGTATTCTTTGCCCATCTCAAGCGATTTCGCAAACTTGCCAATCCCACGCTCACGCATCTCGGCTTCACGACGCGCTTTAAACTCCGGCAAGCGATTCAACTGATCGACGATCCGCTGTGCTTCCTCCTCACGAGTCTTAGGTAGCGTATACAACTCCGGCGTGAAGCTCTCCGTCTCGCCTCCTTCTTGGAACGCTACGATGCCGCCTCCGGCAAACTGCGGGTTCTGCATACTGCCTGCATTTAAACCACCGAGACCCTGCTCCATCGGAGCCGCCCCAGCCTGCGGACCCATCGCGCCTTGTCCGGTCTCTAGCATGTTGAGTTGCTCACGCACACTGCCCCCTTGCGGAGGTTGAGCCACAGGCTGCTTCAGTCTTTCAAATTGTTTGAGGAGTGCGTATAGGTCAACGAGTGGGGCAACGCCCTGCTGCGCCATGCTCTTAACATAAGTGATTGCTTGATCGACCGGCATCCCACGAGCCATCGCCCCTTGGAGAGAGGCCAACATCGTCTTTCCGGTTTCGCTAACTGGACCAATCATGGCTTAACTCCCCAATCCGCCGAACAGACCACCTAATCCGCCTGTCAGTCCATATATTTGACCAAATGGGCTAGGCGCTGGTGAGTACCCACTTACGGTCTGCGCTGAAGACGGTGTACCACGTAAGAGGTTTGAGAAGAACTCCAACTGCTTGTACGGATACTGCATCTCGTCGACAAACCGCTGGTAGTTAGAAGTCAACTGCTGTTGTCTCAAGGCTTGCTGCTGAGCGCCCGCACCGAGTTGTGCACCGAGTATACCCGCCTGTTGTTGATACTGCTGCTGACCCAACTGACCCAACTGGCCTGCTGCAGCCAACTGCTGCTGAAGACCTTGCAAGCCAAGACCTGCACCGAACTGCCGAGACTGCTCGCCTAACTGAGTACCGGCAAGACCATACTGTGCACGCATTGCGGCATCTTGCATCGCGGCCTGTTGAGCCTGTTGGAAAGCATTCTGCAGTCCGGTTGCTTGAATCGTGCCGAGTTGTTGCTGTAAACCACGTTGTGCTTCAGATTGAAGTAACGCCTCACGAGTGCCGCCTCGCGCACCTGCACGGACAGCCGCTGCCCCCATACCGGGAATTTGTCTTTGGTAATCCTGTATTGCTTGTCGCTTCTGCTCCTCCACTACATCCTGCATGTAGGGGGACATGTACTGACTAAGACCGCCGGGTTGTTGAAACGCCGACTGATAATATTGCTGAGCCGCAAGTGGGTTGTACTGAGCAAGATTCTGCGCCTGAAGCGCGGCGAGTCCTGTGAAACCTGTTGCTTGAGCGGTTTGGGGAGAGACCTGCATCCGCGATATATCGCCCATCGCCTGCTGCTGTAATGGACTAAGCCCAGCAACAAGTTCCCCACCGTATGGCTGAAAGCCGGTTTCAAGTCGCCCTGTTTCAGGGTTGAATTTCGGAAACGTTAATGCTGCGCCAAAGCCCAGCAGGTCTTGTGCATAGGGTCTTGCCCACTCTGGGATATTAGAGGTGGCAGTTTCTTGGTAAACCGGTGTTGTTTCAGCCATTGCGATACCCTCTTAGGCGGGCAAGTATTTATCAGCGCTAATTTCGGGAGCTTGTCGTTTACGCCCTGTCCGTGCTTTACGGATGCGATCCATCATGGCGTATAACGCTTTCGCTCCTGCTTCAGTAGAGCCGTTGCCTAAATGCGACACTACGTCAGCGGGGATTACAAACTCACCATCAGCTAGTCGTGCTTCTTGCTCGCCGTCAATGTTGGCCTTGATGTCATCGGACATGCCGTCACCGGGGCCACGCAAGAGTTTACCACCTGCTGCATATTCTGGAAGCCCAGTCAAGCCACCTGCTGCGAAACCGAAGTTATAACCACTTACAGGATTAGTTGCCGCACCCAACTGAGGATTACGAGTCAACGCAGCAAGTCCCATCGGTGCGTAGTAAGGGTCACGCCGCATCATTCGGTAATCCTCCGAGCCTAGTCTTGGCGGGGGAGATGTTGGGATGTCATACATAGTCAACTCCGCTAACGGGTTTGCATTCATAGAAGATAAGTCGATGTCTCGGTTGTAGACGGGACCGCCCTGTGCTTTACCGCCGCCATCTCGGGCGTCATGTTCGGGCGGAATATCAACCTCCACTGACGGTTTACCCGGCCCTTTACCTCCACCACCCCCAACGGGTCTAGTAACGCGGTCCCAAAGATCAGAGTACGCATCTTGGTAATCACCGCCACTATCTCCGCCGCCATAGTCTCCTTCATCGGCAGGGGGTTCTTCTTGCGGTGCCCGCCTGTAACACATATCGTCCATGCGGTTGTATTCCCAACCCGGCTCGCAGAAAGGTGCCCCGATAGCATCTTTGCTAGGCAGTTTTACTTCTGTATCTTCAAAGATACATCTGTCTAAGTACGGGTGTGGTTTAAACCCTCGTGGACAATCTAATGTCGGGGGTAATGGTTCTTGCGGTGGCGGTCTATTAGTAGGTGGCTGCTCCCTAGGTACGCACGGATCTAACCCTACCGTCGCACGGGCTAAATCAAACTCATAACCTTCCGGACACTGTTTAAAGGGCGTTCCACCACTAGAAGGTGGCGGCGGAGGTGGTGGAGGCGGAGCTTGTTTTTTACGGCAGCCACCAAGCCCCCCATCAGCGCTAGGGTCGTACTCGTAATCGCTACCAAAAAGATCTTGGCAGTCTGCATCACTAGAGGCGTTCGTGCGGCATCGGCCTATTTCTGGATCGTAAATTTGCCCCGGCTGGTCACAAGTTGGGTCTGTTAAAGGTGGAGGGCATTCTTCTCCTACGGGAATAACCGAGCCGTCCGGGCATGTTTTAACCGGTGGCGGAGGCGGAGGAGGCGGAGGAGGCGGAGGAGGCGGAGGCGGTTGTTCTGGGCAGACCTCACCTAATTCCGGATAAATAACGGACCCGTCCCAACAAACCTCAAACGCGGGAGGCGGAGGCGGAGGAGGTCCCGGAGGCGGAGGAGGTCCCGGAGGCGGAGGAGGTCCCGGAGGCGGAGGAGGTCCCGGAGGCGGAGGAGGTCCCGGAGGCGGAGGAGGTCCCGGAGGCGGAGGAGGTCCCGGAGGCGGAGGAGGCCCCGGAGGAGTAGTTCCATCACCCTCACATACGCCCGTTATAGGATTGCGGGTCTGTCCGGAAGGACACCCATTACCACCTCCGTCGCCACCTTCGTCGCCACCTTCGTCGCCACCTTCGTCGCCATCACCTTGCCCATCGCAAGATTCAGTGGAAAAAACTATCCTACCGTCAGGGCAGCGCTTGAGGAGTCCGCAAGGATCTAAGCCTTGAGCTAAAAGACTGTAGTCCGGTTCGCTACCGTCCGGGCAAGTGTAGGGTGCTGCTGGAGGCGGGGGTGGCGGGGGACGCTCGTAAGGATAATTTACAACCGGCCCAAACTGAGGCTGTGCTTTAAATGCTTCAGGTTGGAAATAGTCCCCCATCTCTACAGGGGGGCGGCTGGTCGGAGGAGTCAATAAGGACTGATACCAATCCGCTAAATCCGGATCAAAAGGTTGAAGTGAATCTGCACTTGTCGCGACCCCTGTCGGTGCTGGCTGCGGGAGCCGTGTCATGGAGTCTACATTCGCTGGAGCTACGCCCTGATCTGACCCGACACCTGTAGTGCCGGAGCGATAAAAGTCAGACAGGGCGGGAGCGAAAGGGCGCAGATTCTCGAAGTATTTCCGCCTCCTTTCTTCTTCCGTCTCCACTTCACCGCCTTCTGCATACCTAGTAGGCGAAGCAATCCCGCCCGACGCTAGGTTAAGTCCGTAGCGAGGGGGTTCCTGATAAAAAGGCCCCGTAAAGGGGGGTGGCCTCTCCTGTGGTCTATTCGGTGGTGGTGGAGGTTGCTGTTGTCCCTGCACCGGACTCTGCGGTTGAGGTGTCGTGGGTGTTTGCGTGTAGCCGGGATATTGCGTAGTGATGCCTCGATCTGCATACCCACCGCCAATAAAATAAGGCTGGCCCGGTTCACCAAATCGCGGATTGACCTGCCCACGACTAAACTGGACATCCCTAAACTGTTGGGGTTGAGGAGCCGGAATCCCTCGTTTTTGTCCCGTCAACCTCTGCTCTAGCCGTTGTGCGCCGTAAAGCGCGATGGCCTGCATAATCGGATCGTTTGACTGAAACAATCCTTGCCCCTGCCGCCCTCGACCAAAAATACTTGCGATGCCACCTATTTCAGGCTGCTGAGTAACGGTTTGGGGAAACTCAATTTTTAAATTAGCAATTTCTTTATCTGTATACCCTTTGCTTTTTAAAGCTTCATCGCTAAGAGTTGGACGCCGCACTCCACCCCTAGAAGTATCTGTGCGTTGCGCGGCTTGAGTAATCCCGCCCAGTAGTTTCGTCCCGGCATAAGCCGCCATACCTGCTTCAAGACCCTTCTGCAGGTCACCTTTCACGGCTCCATAAGCGGTACCAACCAAAGCGCTTGTAATGGCGGGATTTTGGATTGCTGCAGTGCCAATCTTTTTAGCGCTATCCCAAGCCCCTCTGAGAAAATCAGTGAGCCAAAACGCTTCGGGTAACCCCGTTTGAGGGTTGTAAGTTAGAGGTAGCCCATTTGCTTCGGCAAACTCTTTAAGTACCTGAACTTCATCAGGAGTCATGTGGACAAGAGTAGAGTCCCCGCCACGCCCTTGAGATGCAAGAAGGGAGGCGAGTCCCGCTGCAGGATATTGCTGATTCATAAGCCCCCCGTGGGGAAAGGTTTTTTAAATAGTAACATCAAGTCGATCCGTTCAATTGATAGTTGGATACCCATGTCACCGTCATAATGATGGACGGGATTCCGGGGTAGTTGCTGGCTGGCGGAGCAGCCAAGATGATCACATCCGTATCAGCGGACTGCCATGCCAATTCAAAGTAGTCTCCGGTCTGCATCAGCAACACAAAGTTCCATGCAGGGACAATCTCATTGTTGGGGCCATCAATCACGACCTTGGTCGCACTGTCTGGGACATTAACTCCGTTTACACGGGGCCAAATGTAGACATCTGTGGCAGAACCACCCGCTTTATCTAACTGTGCAGAGAACTGAAAGTTGTACAGCCCTGTTTCGTTGATAAATATCTTGGATGTCGGACTGCCTCGCGTAATTTTAAACTCACTAACCTTGCTGTTGTAGGTGAAGAGATTGACCGTATCAGCCACCGGGTTCGTCTGTGTGGTGGTGTCGAAATACGATGCATGGGGCGTAGGGGAATTAACTTCTCTTGTCAGGAGATTGAAGAACAAACGCAGCGCGTTGGCAAACTGATCCTGATACCGCCGCTCATACTGATTCGGGGCAGTCGGTAAGTTTGGAGGAGTAACGCCGCGAGGGGAAGACATTGACCTTACCGCCTACCATCGGGTCTAATTTGTAAACGCATCGCGCCCATCTGCCACGCGACTCCCAAGTCCGATGAGGCCACACGGAAGGCTATCTGCCTGCCCCTGATGCGGGTAAAGACCTGCTCGGTATATCTCTCCACCGGTAACACCACCGACGCTCGGACCTCATTCGCATCACCTGTGCCATAAACTGCGCCCGGATAATCGTGCGGATACACGGTTAAAGTGACAGACGGACTCGTTGAGGTTGACCCCAAGAACTTCACATCAGGGATAATACGGGACACAAAAGCAAACTGCTCACCATCGCCAATGTCAAAGTCCGAAGTCTCAATGAAGCAGCTAATCGGCAGCGGGGTTCCGTTAGACAGATCATCCCAACCGACTTCGTGGAACATGACCTGATTCGGAGTGTAGAGCGTGACCGGATCATACTGGGCATGAGTCGATGCCGTGGTGCCGTTGAAGCCCCGAACGCATCCTGTGAGCAAGTTACCGCTGATGCCTGTGTATTGGATCTGTTCAGAATCGACAGAGACTACACCCGTCAATGGATATGACGTTGCATCTAGCAAAGATATGGTGTCTTGAGTTGCATTAATTGCCGCGCCCAGATAACTATTCTGGACACTGAACGCCAACATTGGGAAACCCCGTAGTGACTGGAACGCATAGGCAGAGCGATACAAACTGCCGTAGCTCCATACATTTTCTAGGTAGTTATACGTGACATACAGACTATTGGTCTGACTCCCTGTGCCGGGATAGAACCACCAAATTTCACTGTACTCTTCGTTGTGACCGGAAACGACCTGTGCGATCTGATCGCGGTTCAACGTCGCAAAAACATGCTGTCTTAGGGTGCAATCTAGTGTCTGCACTCGTCCGTTATAGACGTAAAACTTGTCCTGCCCCATCCAGTAGACGGAGTTATTAACTGAGATGACGGCATTCTGCGAAGCAACAGAGATTTCCTGATCCATCAGGGTGATGCCCCACACGAAGGGAGGCCCGATGTACTGCATCGAAAACACAGCCGTATCGGTCAGAATCACAATCTCTTGGCGGGTGTTGACCGCTGCCATGATCATAGAGCCGTTGGATAAGCGTTGTTCACCTGACTGGTTAATGACCTGCGGAACCCATTGATAAGGGTCGCCCTGATCTGACCAACGCACTAACAACGGATCAAACGCCGTATCAAAGTTCACAGGGCTATAAGGGTTAGCACCCATACAAATCAGGAAGTCATTAACCGGCGAATCAAGGATCAACATCGTCTCATCAGGGACATGCCGCCCTGCGTAAGAGAATGTGACAGCAATAGCAGATACGGTGTGGGATTCCGTGGTCGCCGCAGAAATAGTGAGCGAAGTAGACCCATCCCATGACGTTGTAATAAACGCGCCTGACGGAATGCCGCTTCCCGAGACCACCATACCCGTACTGAGATTGGACGCATCCGGCACCGTAATCGTGACTGACCCTGAAACAAACGTCGCTGTCGTGGTGAGATAGGTTACGGAGTTGGCTTTGGCTTCTAGTGTTGTGGCGCGTGACCATGTGGTTGTATCTCGCGTCCAGTAATAAATGTCTCCCTCACGCTCAGCAAAGATAAGGTCATCACCAAAGTTAGTCATAGACCACAGGCGCTGCGGCAAGCCTACGGGAGTGTTTGACCCCCAAGTACCTAAGCCCCAAGGCGGACCACCCCAGCCAATACCCTGAGTCGCCACGGCTGGACCCGCGTTAATGTCGTACTCCACCACAACCGCTGCACCGCCACCCGTAGCCGTAGAAGTCGCAGGTGAATCTGCCACGATGAAGTAGCTATTATCATCCGGTACCGCAACAATCTCGTACGACCCTGAAATTGTCAGCCCACCCACGGCGGTTGCACCGGAAATATCGACATACGTTCCGACCGTAGCCCCGTGCGCTGTGGCAGTAATATCAACTAGTCGACTGCCGTTAGTCGTAGCAATAGGATCAGTACCCAACGTGACCGTGGTTCTGAGCGGAGTGATGTCGTTATAGACGCCGCCTTGTTCGACATAGACTTTCTGGTTAGTGCCGACTGCCAGCAGGTTCTGGGACAGCGTGGTCAGATAATTCCACAGGGCTTTGGCAACACCTTTAAATGTGTTCGTCGCTCCATTGACCTGCGTGATGTTCTGCCAGCCGCCAATCTTCTGGGCATTGCCGCCACGGAACCGGACCTTATCAACCGTGAAAAACCCACCCTCGTTAGAGTAGTTAGTCGTTTCTCGGTTGACGCCGGGTCTGAGTGTGAGTTTTGATAGTGGCATCGGTTAAACCTATACAGCTTGACCCCTGAACCAAGCCTGACCGCGCTCTACAATGCACAAATCAGGTGGCAGCAGGTATCCGTCCTTAAACGTCAGCACCGCAAAGCCGGAGGCCCAGTTCAGAGGCGCGGCTTCGGTGTAGTCAAATTGCGGTCCCTGTGGCTCGGCAAGCGTTCCACAGTCGATACCGTATCGGCGACCTCGGTAGTCAGACCAAGGCTTTACCTCCAGTTTATGAAGGTGTCCGTGAACATAATGTACACCAGATTTCAATGTACTGTTATAGGCGGAGTGTATACCACCTCCCACGGGCCTGTGTCGAACCGTGACCCAGCTATCCGTACCGGGATTTAAATGCACTGCCCAGCCTGCCCGCCATCGTGGGAGATAGTCTAATAGGGTCGTCCCCATCATCTCTTCAAAGTCAGGAGCCATCCGGCAGAGGTAATTCTCAAACCGAGCGTCGTGGTTACCTATGGTGCGGACCAATGCCGCCTTGCCCGAAGCCCGTTCAATCTCAGCACAGCGGTCCTGAACGGCATGAACCTCGTCCTTCACGGTAGGCAGCTTCTGCCACATTGACCGGTCATGGCGGCTGATTCTGGCCCCGTCCAAGATGTCTCCATTCAGAATGACGGTGTGGGGTTTTAATTGTTTAGCTAATTTGCAAAAGGCTTTGTGAGCTTCCGACACCATACCGGGCCAGTAATGGCAGTCCGAAGCAATCATCACTACGCCATTGGCGCATTCCAACTGTATATCTCGCTCGTATACACGCGCACGGGTTTCGGCTAACTGATCTGCTTTTCGTCCTGCCGCAGACTGTTTAGATACTTTCGTTTTACTGATGCCGTTAGTTCCTGTGTATTTCAGCACAATGCCATAACGCGCTTCGATGTCGCGCCGTCGTGTAAACACGGCTCGTTGAGCAATTTTTAAGG